GCTGAAGCCACAGCAAGGGCGTCCTATCCTCGTTAAAGGGCGCCTCTTGAACAATGGAACACACCGATGAACAGCTACTTGCCATGGCACTAGCTAACCTTGGTGAATACATCCATGACAACTCACCTCAGTACATCCTGATCGAAGACGATCCACGCAACGAGGAAGACTACGACACATGGGAATACGGCACTGAGCCGTTGCCTCATGATCACACTTGGCAGCAAACATCAATTGATGTAAGCGTAAGTCCAAGTGAGGCCGACTAGCCCAACGGCAGAGGCAAGCGACTTAAAATCGCTCAAGTCCCGGTTCGAATCCGGGGTCGGCTACCAACCCACACTCAACTCAACATCATGCAATTCTTTGCTGCTTTCAAGTCCCTCATCCCTGAGTTCCACGCTTACTCGGATGAAGACAACCGTTACAACCTTGGTGCTACATGGACTAGCTCGGATGGTCTCAAGGACTACCACAACCTTGAGATGCGGTACGTCCATAACTCTGAGCGCCTTGCGCTCCAAGGGGAACCGCAGCCTGATGGAAGCTGGCGTTACGTTGAACCTAACGGCGCTGTCCATACCATCTCATCAGAACGTGCTAAGCACTTCATGGAACAGACCAGAGCACACGCCACACTCATGGTTGGTATGCTCGATAAGCTACGTGAGTCAGGGGTCCTGGACGAGCCCCTAGACACCACTGCCGAAGCTGCCTAAGATCACGACGGAATGTTCGGCCCCTGCACCAGCGGGGGTCTTTTCTTCATGATCTCAGAATCACTCATTGTCAAAGATGTAACAGAACTCATTGCTGATTACATTCCCGATGAGGAATGGGAACGCGTGTGCAACTATCTAGTTGAGAAGATTGTTGACAACATGCCATCAGATGTCATGTTAAAACTCACTGGTCAATGCGATGCATTTGAAACAGCTGAGCAACTTCTGAACGCGTTCTATCTTGACGCACCACGAGAAGAACTAATCAAAGATTCGTTCAAACTTGTTGGCGCAGAACAAACTGCTTATCACCTTGACTCATTAAACCTCAACACAACGGATGGCCTTTCAGAAGCAACTCCTTCCTGACTGTCCCCAATGCAGACAACCTGGATTACGTGTCATTGAATCCAGGAAGACACAGCATGGTACACGCCGCCGCAAGGCATGCGAGTGCTGTGACTACCGCCTCACAACGCATGAAGTATCTGCTGACTTTTACAACGAAGCACAGCAGAACTTAATCTTGGTCTCTAAGCTTTATGCGTTGCTAGGTGGTAACGCTTTAGCATCTCAACCACTGATAATCAAATGCTCTGATTGCTCTCATAACCAGGGCGATAACTGTGCATTTGGTTTTCCTGAATACGACACCACTGATTCTCACGACTGCAATCACTATGAGCACTAAGCCTCAACACAAATATGCCATTGGCGAACGTGTTGCCGAACGTCCTAAAGCACACGGCATCTTTGCTGTACGTAATGAAGTTAAAGATCGGATCCAGCAGTACCGCACTCAGCGGTATGGCACCGTGGTTGGTATCAACATCAAGCCCAACCGCAATGGCAGTCAACAAAAGTTTCTGTTGATTAAATGGGATCACCTCAAGAGTCCCACCGAACATGCACAGATGCGGATCTGTCCTGCCGACCAACTTGTTAAGCTACAAGCTGAAGGCTATGGATTCCAGATCGAATGAAAGTTGATAAGCCCTGGGGTTGGTACAACACACTGACTCCAGAACAAACCGCTTTGTTCCGTGGCTATCTTGTCAAAGAACTTCATGTAAAGAAAGGTCATCGTCTTAGTCTCCAGCGCCATCAACACAGATCAGAACACTGGATTGTGGTGAATGGTGAAGGGATATTTGAGTCGGATGACTGCATGAAGCTGGTAAGTGAAGGCACTTACCTTTATATACCGAAAGGGTCAACCCATCGGTTGACTGCAAAAGACCAAGACATCCGCATTGTTGAAGTGCAGTGCGGTGAGATTATCTCTGAAGAAGACATCGAACGCATCGAAGATGACTACTCACGAACAACACCGCAACAAGATGTTATCTGATGGTATTGTATGGAGTTTTTTAATCTGTGGTGCACTAGCACTTTTGTTTACATTGTTTCGTCCAGAACGCAAACCTGAAGATAGGTTTAAAGTTGTGGACACTTATAAGAATTGCAATGTAATCAGGTACACTGACCCCAGCAACAACTGGCATTACTTCTTTCGGTGCAGCACATGAATGTTGAACTAACTTGGGTTACGCCCAATGCAGAAGAACTGATTGTCAAGATGGCTCGGGTCTCTGCACCCAGCAATCAAGACAACATGGATACAGCACCACGCCTACTCAGGTATCTGATCAAGCACAAGCATTGGTCACCATTTGAGATGGCAAACATGTGCGTTGAGATTGAAACAACACGTGCAATCTCACCTCAGATCTTGCGTCACCGTTCATTTTCATTCCAGGAATTTAGTCAGCGCTATGCAGACATCAGTGACATAGGCAGCATCACACTGCCGCATCTACGTAGCCAGGACTACAAGAACAGGCAGAACTCTAATGACGATCTGAAAGAACGTCTTGGTGGTGAGAAGCTTGCTCATTTCTACAGGCGCATGTCCACAATTCTTGAGGACTCTAAGCATCTGTATCAAGAGATGCTAAGCGAGGGAGTGGCAAAGGAATCAGCACGTTTCATTTTGCCACTTTCGACACCAACCCGTCTCTTCATGAACGGTACACTGCGTTCATGGATACACTACCTCCAGCTTCGTTGTGACCCAGGAACTCAGCTCGAACACAGAGAGATTGCAGAAGAAATTAAACGAATCTTCTGCAAAGAATTCCCCATCATCGGAGAAGCTGTGTTCTCAACAGATTCAACGTCTGATTGAAAAGTACAGTGAACCAGAAAAGGCCAGAGAGTTTCTTAGAAACGCTGGCATCATTGATGAAAATGGCGACTTAATGCCGCCATATCAACCACTTCCTAATGAAGATGAAGTAAGCAAGTGGCGATCAGAAGGTCGCGGTTGTTTGTTTTTCTAGCTGCTTGATGGCATGCTTGGACTCCACATCCTTGCGTGCCACTTTCTTTTTCTGGCCCACCAGGTAAACGATCAGTGCTTTGTTCATTTGATTTGACCTCCAGTGAAGAAAGGATTATAGCGGACGTTACGATACGTCAGGCTGAGCCAGGGACGGTGGGCTAAATTCCACCATGCCCTGTCTGTCTTGGCCTGATCCTCCTGCTCGTACTTACAACCACGGTATGTAAGAGTCATTATTCTGTAGCGGTTTATACGGAAAGTATATGACCGTTGTGGTAAATGCTGTCGTTCATCCGGTAACACAACCATGTCTTTTCTTTTGGCTCGCGTTACAGACGAGTCCAATCTTCCAGATGAATATTATCAATTTGTTCAACAGTTCACATACTGGCAAGGCAGCCATGCTTCTCAAATTGATACAGAATCATTGATGCTTTTGTTATGGCAAATGCACAAACGAATTGAGCAACTTGAAGCCCAGTAGACCACCTCACTATCATGCCCTACTTCACCAAAAAGCCCGTTCAGATTGAAGCCCGCGAGCACACTGGAAGTGCATCTTCTGCGGCAGGGCTGATTAAATGGATCGTTGACCAAGGAGGAGAGGCCAGTGCGATTGGCGAGTTTCTGCTGATCGAAACCCTTGAGGGGAGGCATCGAGCCAACCCCGGCGACTGGATTATTCGCGGGGTTAAGGGAGAGTTTTACCCCTGCAAGCCAGACATCTTTGCCGCTACCTACGAGCCCTCCTAGTCCGATCAACTTGTAAGTCAGGCTTACATGTTCCACAGATGTGTTAAACATTCCGGAATTTCCGGACAGTTCGACCTCCCACCAGTAGTCAGACCCACTAATGAAAGGATTCAACACAACCAAACAGAAGACCCATTCATCTGCTTACTGGGTTGCTTGTTACACCAAAGACAATGAAGACGAACCTGTTGATATTCACAAGAGAGTTCTGTCCTACAAACCAGGACAAGACAGGGAAGTTTTGATGACAAAGTACTGTCATTCAATCATGAAGATCAACAGGAATGTATGGGAGATCCTGGTGCACCAGGGTCCATCTGAAATCCCAGACTCAGGCGATCAAATCGTGATTCGTTTATCACGTGAACCTTTCAAAGGCTGTGGACGCCTTCAATAAGGGAAGCAGCTGTGTGGAACCAGCTGCCATCACACTCAGAAGATCTAGGCCATGCTTCTCGGGGCAAGGCCCTGACCGCAATCTTCTCTGCGGGTAACGCCCCATGAAGATAAAGGGCTTTTGCATCCTACAGAAATGTTTTATATTTGGTCTGGTTCTGCAGACCACTCGTGGCCACGAGTCAAAGGAGTTACAGAGTGGAAGCTGTAACTCCTAACCAAGCGGAAGATCATGGGGAGTAAGGGCCGACCCTTACTTAAACTCTGTGCACAGAATCCCCACTCCGTATTCCCGAACGGGAAGATGGACCTGAGCACGTCCTTAAACTACTCATTAGTTTTTCTTATCATTCAACGCAACTCAACACCATGAAACTCCTCAAGTTTTCTACCGGCAACGGCAAGCTCAAGAACCGCCTGATCTTCAACATTCCAGCGGGCTACTCCTGCCCCCATGCTGGTGTTTGTAAGACCATGGCCGACCGTGTTACCGGCAAGATCATGGACTTGCCACAACGCTCTGGCACAGAAGCTGACGAGTACCGTTGCTTTGCTGCCATGGCAGAGACTCGTCCTACCGTGCGCGATGCTCGTTGGCATAACTGGGATCTATTGCGTGAGACCATCCACCTCAATGGCAATCAGACCACACTGCTCCGTGATCTGATCGATATGTCACTGTTGATGCATCCTCCGAAGAAACTCATCCGCATCCATGAGTCAGGTGACTTCTGGACTGAGAACTACATGAAGGCTTGGATGATGGTGGCCCAGGAGCGTCCCAACCAGAAGTTCTATGCCTACACCAAGTCCCTTGGTATGTGGATCAACTTGCGGGAACTCATCCCACCCAACTTCTATCTCACCGCTTCTTGCGGTGGGACACTTGACTATCTCATCCCCAAGTATCCGCACGTGTTCCAGCGCATTGCTTACGTGGTCTACACAGAAGCTGAGGCGGCAGAACGCGGGCTTGAGATCGATCATGACGACAGCCACTGCTTAGGTGACAAGCCCTTTGCACTGCTGGTACATGGCTCCCAGCGTGCTGGGTCTGATGCCATGAAAGCCATTACTCAACGTAAGAAGGAAGGTGGATTTGTGGGATACGGCAAATCAAAACAGAAGACAACCTAAAGACACTTGACGGGAATGAAAGATGGGATAGTATCTGTCCGTCTTTCATTCCTTTATGTCTTACGTTATTGCTACCTGGAAAGATGGTCGTCCATTTGCAGTCACTGCTTGTGAGACCTCTAATCAATTTCAGTTAATTCCGTTAGATTCAGAAGTAGCTCTGAACAAGATCTTCTCCCACCCATACAGGGCTGGTGCTCAACAGATCTTGACGTGGATTAACAAACATGACACCATCCTTGCCAGTGAAGAACTCCAAGTTCGCGACGAAGCCCAGTTCAGAAAATGAAACGTGGCTTGTCTTTGACTGCGAGACGGATGGCCTGTATGACAAAGCCTCTGTTGTTCATTGTTTAGTTATTTATGACATCAACAAACAACAAACTTTTACTTATGGGCCTGATGGTATTGATGCTGCTCTTGCTCATCTGGCAACCGCTGATGTATTAATTGGTCACAACGTCATCTTCTATGACGTACCGGTTCTGCAAAAGCTGCATTCATTTGACTGCAAAGCACGCATTCTTGACACTCTCATTTGCACACGTTTGATCTGGCCTAAGGAAAGACTCTATGACCTGGACTGCGAACAATATCCGCAAGTTCCAAAGGACCTACGCGGATCCGCATCACTTAAGGCTTGGGGATGGCGCTTGGCCGACCACAAGATCAACTTCAAAGACTTCTCCGAATATTCTCAGGAGATGCTTGACTACTGTGTCCAAGACGTTGTGGTCACCACAAAACTTTGGCAACAGATCGTCAAGCAACGCTATGAAGAATCAGCGCTCAAACTTGAACACGACTTTGCTTTGGCAATTAACAGACAAGTGCGAGCAGGTTTTCCTTTTGATGTTGATGCATGCCTTGATCTTGTGGATGTTCTTAGAACAAAACAAAAAGAACTGGAGTGTCATTTGAAGGAATTATTTCCGCCTATTACACATGAAGAAACATTCATTCCAAAGGTAAACAATTCCAAACGTGGCTATGTCAAAGGAGAACCATTCATTAAGCAACGTATCGAGGAGTTCAATCCTGGATCTCGTGACCAAATTATTAATCGACTGTGGAAAAAGTACGGATGGAAATCAGAGAAAACAACTGCGAAAGGAAATCCAAGCATTGATGATGAAGTATTAGCACAGCTTCCATACCCAGAAGCTCAGCCATTGGCTGAGTATATGCTCATCACAAAACGTCTTGGTCAAATTGCCGATGGCAACAATGCATGGCTCAAGCTTGTTAACACTGATGATCTATGTATTCACGGCGACGTGGTTACTAATGGTTGTATTACTGGGCGTTGTAGCCATCGGTATCCAAATATGGGCCAAGTTCCGGCAGGTTACTCACCCTATGGCAAGGAATGCCGTAATCTTTTTCACGCTCCTTACAACTGGCATCTCATTGGGGTGGATGCTAAAGCATTGGAACTACGTTGTCTTGCTGGATACTTAGCCATCTGGGATGAAGGCGAGTATGCCAACATCGTGACAGATGAATCTATTGACATCCATACCTACAACCAACAACAGTTTGGTGTAGAGACCAGGGACATCAGCAAGCGTTTGCTGTATGGAATGTTATATGGATGTGGTGCTATCAAAGCTGGTACTATCATCGATCCGAATGAAAAAGATCCAGAAGTTCTACGTCATATGGGAAAATCTGCAATTAATTCATTCATGAATGGTGTGCCAGCACTTAAGAAACTTAAGCAAAACTTAGAACTTGCACTCTGTGATCGTGGTTATCTACGTGGATTAGATGGGCGTGCACTCTGGTGCCGCTCTGAATTCAAAGCTTTGAATGTTTTGCTCCAGGCTGCAGGTGCTGTGATCATGAAACAAGTGGTCATCAACCTGCATGAATCACTGGAAGCAGCTGGTCTGGTGCATGGCAAAGACTGGATCCAACACGCCATGATCCATGACGAAGTCCAGCTTTCTTGCCCAGAGGACACTGTTGCAACAATCCAAGAACATGCTCTGGCTGCTTTTCCAAAAGCCCAGGAGTTCTTTGGATTCCGCTGTAAGATTGAGGGCGACTCGCACGTCGGTTACACCTGGGCACAAACCCACTAAACTCCATGACAACCAAACGCAAGCCAACCCTCAAGCAACTATTCAAAGCCTGGCTTAAGCATCGGCAGAAAAGCAATGAAGCATCAAGGTTGAAATGGGAACTTGATGATCTTGCTAACAAAACAAAACCAGGGACTGAGTTAATTGTCCACGAAGGTACTGTATATCGAATTACAACACGAAGTACTTTTAATGGACGTATTAATTACGAAGTTGAACGTATTGCTCAAGCTGAAGAGCTAGAAACAATTAAGTAGTTGTTTCCGTCCTTAGTATGACGTTAAACTGCTTTAACACCTACCGTCTGAATCAATGAACTTTGCATCTGTCTGTGCTGTCCTCATGGAAGAACCCCGTGAGGTTTACACCAGTGAGACATCATTCAATCTCCGTGCATTAGTTAACTTGCCTCCGGTCAGCAACAAAGCACCAACTCCAATTGAACTCAATGTCTATGGAAAGTCCTGCGATAAATTCCGCACCTATAAAGCAGGAGCACGTCTGCACATTCACAGCGCCAAGCTACGTTTCGACGTTCAATCCAGAACGTATTCGTTGCATGGAGGAATTGTGTATGAAGTTACTGAAAGTACGCCAATCCTTAACGACGTAATTCTTTCAGGTCGTTGCATCAAAGATATCGACGTATCAGATGAACGCGTGTTTCGCACGACAGCTGATGGTCTGATGATCTGTAATCAAACTTTGTCCGTTCCAATGGGCAAGAACAAGGCAGATCTTTTTAATTTCTTTGCGATCAACTCAACTAAAGATCGTCTGAATAATGCAGAACTGATTGCTAACTACACACGCAAAGGCGTGGGTTTGACTATCCACGGCAAACTAGTGACTGATGCCTGGACTGATAAGGCAACTAAGGAGCGCCGCACAGCTACTAAAATTCAAGTCACAAACTTGACGCTGCCTCCTAAGCCCAGTGAGAACGGTGCAGTTGAGTCTCAGGTGAAACCTGTGGCATCCACCACAAACAGTACAACGGCTGAGAATACCGTTAACCTATGGGCAACCACCAACACACAACCTGATCCCTGGAACCAGGCTTCGGGTGGTGGTCTGCCAGACCTGCCAGGTCAATACGGCTCGGCACCTGAACTTGAAGAACTTCCATTTTGATTCATGCCATTGAACATCAAACTAGATAAAAGCGAAGACCTTACTTTGCTTGATGCTATTGCCTACGAATTTTTTATGGATCACATCAACGGATATGTTGATCCAACAGAAGAAGAGGTTGAAGTGCAAGTTGCAAAGCTTGCACTAGCTTCTTTTCACGTAGGTGAAATTTTTATCTTGGCTCGCGACAAGTACTATCAAAAAACTGATGACACCGACACATGATCAGTTCACTCTTCTTTATGAAGATGAACACACCAAAGTTCTACATGAATTCAAAGGCGTGATTGCCGATGATGTAGTCCAACACATTGTGGATTTCCTCAAGGGTTGCGGCTACATGGAAAGCAATGTCTTTGAAGCCATGAAAGAACTATCTGAGATGTATTTCGATTCATTACGTACCGAACAATACGTAATGAAATGGGATAAAGCTAAAGCAGAATGATGATCCGTCCTGAGCATGACGTTAAACTGCTCACCCTTGACTACGAAACAACCATGACCTCTTCCATGACCACCAAGAAAACAGCTGCGCTTGCAACCCGTGGACTTGACTCTTTCCGGATGTTCCAGTCCAAAGAGTTTGTGTCTGGCTACCAGAATCTTGTAACAATTCAACCCCTAAACAAATCCAAAGTACGTGGTTGGTTTGTCCGAAAGTCTGATCTGGATACTTGCGGCTGGACTGCAACTGAAGATCAATTCACCAAAGGCTCTGTCATCTGGGATTACAAGCAGACCTTTGGCATGGCGCCCAATACTTCCATCGAGGAAGGCCTGAACTTCACTGAACCTCGCGTTCAGATCCTGTTGCGTTCTCCACTCATGGTGGAAGAAACCAGTGGGATGCGTCAGACGATTGGCACCTTTGAGGATCCCGATGTCAAAGCCATGTTTGACAACGATAAGGTAGCAGCTGACCTTGCCAACAGCAAAGGTGAGATGTACAAGCGCAAGTACAGCGTGCGTACCAAGTACCTTGTTTACATCTTGACTGAGGACAACAAGCGTGCCCACAAGATTCCAATGGTGCTGACCCTCAAAGGTCTGAACGGCACCGACGTATCGGACAAGGTCAAGCTGTACGAGAAGGAAATGTCTAAGTGCCTGAGCAAAGCACTGGACTCCGAAGTGCCCCTGGCATTCAACGAGAAGTTCTATGCCACCACGGTGTTTGCTCCCGTGCTCGCCAATGAGATGCGTGGTGCCAACAACGTTGAGATCTGCGCTATCGAATCCTTCGAGATTCCTGCTTATAGCTCCCAGGATGATGCGGTTGAATCGCTGAATCGCCTGTCGATTCCTGATGAAGATCGTGAATCTACCTGGAAGATGCAGGAGATGTTTGATGACTACATCAACCAGCACTCTCGTCAAGATGCCCAGCGCCTCAATGGTGCTTACGGAATCAAGGATGGTGTGCAGATCCTGCCCGTTTCTCGGACCACTGATGCCGTTGAAGTGAAGGCTCTGCCCTCGCGCAACGAACTCACTGGTGAAGACGAGTCACTCTGATCCAGGGATCTGGGGGTTAGTTACATCACTTGGTTCAACTGCAACATTGTTGAAGATGAACATGTCTTGGACTAACCCCCTTATTACACCTTGACGATTAGTGGCGATCTGCGCAAGCAAGGTCGCCATTTCTTTTAAGGTACCAACTGAATCACAATCTTGTATGGATCGTTTGATTTTTTCCAGCCAAAACTTATCATCAAGTGTTGGTTCAATCTGGAACTGAGTTAACGGTACGTACTTGATTTCTTCCATGTGTATTTAGTTGTTACAAACATTTTACTTCTACAGTTAAGTTCAACAACACCTTTCCAAATGTATTAAGGATTACCAATGAAACCCGAAGACAAAGCTGCACTCAAGGCTGGAGGCACTACGGCAGTTGTTGCTGGTGCCCTTGCCACATGCTTAGCAAATCCTGTAGCATGGGCTGCGGTCCTCTACGGTACGTATAGGATTGGCAAGGCAGCACGCGAGATTGTTCGTGAACGCTCCAAGGCAAAGACGGTCGATCAAGACTTCGACCTCTACATCTGATTCAAACTCAACCCAACTCAACTCATGTCAACGCAACTCCTTCAGGAACTCAACGCAGCGCAGGCGTGCATCTATACGCGGACGAACATCCATCGTGCGTTCCAAGATTTTGATGACACTGAAATCGCCGGCATTTATCTGCGAGGCGACGATTGTCTTGTGGTGCGTCGCGATGGTAGTGAGCAGGCTTACTCACGGCAGCTAATCAAAGCTGCATACTCCACCTACACTCATAGACTAAAAGATTTCTTTTCGTATCTTGGCCCCAATTATCGTGGCCCTAGTGTATGGCATAACAATGCTTACATACTATTTAAGGGCTGGAACTACACACACGCACTCGGACACCTGACCTCGAATGCAAAACTCCAAGCACACTGGGCAGACAAATTCATACATGTATCAGACCCCGAAAAGATCAAGGCTCTCATTCAATCTGACCAAACGGACCTGGGCCATTTGGTTGCGCCTGACGGACTTCGGCTTCCGAATCGGCCGCTTGATATGGACGGTGAACTGGATGATGTGCAAGAACAACGGTCCTCGTTTGGTGAACCTAGTTGTTCATGTGGGTCCTTTCAACGCCAGCTTTCAAATCTATCTGCTTTCCAAGAAGAGATCCAGGGATTCAAGCCCTGGTGCATCCATCTGACTTGGTTCAACAAGTACAGGGAACTACTTTGTAAACGCACTGATACCCGTAATGCCAGCCCCAGTGGTACACCTGAGAAGTGTGTAGCCTGGTGGTATGCACCTCCCTCTGATCACACCAGTGATGGTCGCTTTGTTTTGCTTCACACCAAATCTGGTGCTCAAGCTCCTCTGAGTCACTGGCGTACCTACAAACCACAAGAAGTGTTCACGCAGCACCATGCATGGGATCTGTTCTTCAATATGATGGAGGCTGACTACACACCGTTCCCTGGCACATCACTACCACAACTTAAAGCCGCTGTCAAAAGACAATGATGGATGATGAACTCCGTCAGTATGCACTGTCACTCGTTACAAAAGTATCTGAACAACCCATGATGTTATCCAACGGCAAATACTCTTTGCACCTTGAGGTTGATGAAGACACCTACTGGGGTCTTGTTAAGCTAGGTGCAGAGATCAGAACTGATTGTGAAACCTATGCAGAAAATGTCCTCCTCGGTCTTGTTGAATCCGAACTCGATAAACAAGCTGCAAATTGAATGCATTGATGAAGAGGATGGTTCCATGACCATCCGTATTGATTGGGATGAAACAGATCCTGATCTCCAATGGTGGACCGACTTGGGTCCAGAAGGTCAAGAAACCTTTATTATTGATGCACTCCGAGAAGCTTTGGATTGTTATGTCGATTGACACCTACGGTCTTCCCTCTGAACAGTACCAAGAGTTTTTTGAAGACAACATCAGGTTTGCTGCCAAGTTATACAAACGGGCGCATGCAATCTTAGATGAAGAAGATCTTGGCTACTTGGAATTAAAAGCAACCCATGAGTTGTTTACAGATGCTGTTTATGCAGCCAATGATGACTGTCGCCGGTACCAAAAGGCCAACAACCCAGAGGCACTCAAGGACAATGACATCTTTGGTTTGACTCCCTCTAGAGAAGAACTGATGGAAGAAATTCAGTCCGTCAACGCCAAAGTTGAAGCACTGGTTGATTACATTGCTCGGCTGGTTGAGACCACAACAGATGGTCTTAACGGACTGGCTGAAGCCATGGACAACAAGCAGGATTGATCTTAGTTATGGCCATTACAATAACTAAAGATTGGTTTGCGTAATGGCCATTAAAAGTGTAAAGAAAAAGCTAGCTCTTCTTGCTGAGCGTTTCTTAATTCGCCTTAAAGTAACTTACCTTGTGTGGCGTATTAGCCTTAGCAAAAGTAAACCCACTCGTGTAAACCAAGCCTATCGTGTTTATTTAACCTTAGTTTGCGGTGACGCAGAGACCGTTAAGCAACCTTACATCAATCCACGTTTGCATTAAAGCAAAAGTTGTGTAGCATGATTCTGTTTCTCAATTGATCCATGGCATTCCAAAGCGTTTGGTACGAAACAGAACTACCAAGCGAAATTGTAACTATCCTTGAAAAAACTCTTGAAGAAAAATACGATGAAGAACTGACGCAGTCAGTAGTTGAAGTAGGAGGCGGAGGTGTTGTTAACGAAAAAATCCGCAAAGCAAAGAACGCATGGTTGCCTTCTACCCACTGGATTAGTGGTTTTGTCATGCACTTTGTTAACCTGGCAAACACTCAAAACTTTTGCTATGACCTAACTGGATTGGATGGCCAGACCGCTCAGTACACTATTTATGACAAAGGCGAGTTTTACAACTGGCATTGCGACCAAGGTGTTTCAAGCTTTTATAAACCTGAATCCAACCAGGTCCATGGCTATGACGACAAACTGTTGAAGGACAAACTCAGTACAGACAGCGAGTTGGTTCGTAAGCTTTCGTTCTCGCTCCAGCTGTCTAATGATGAGGACTACAAAGGTGGTGAGCTTCAAATCATGGATGAATCTGATGGCATCTATGAAGTACCAAAGAAGAAAGGACTCCTGGTCTGCTTTGATTCCAGGGCTCGTCACCGTGTAAACAAGATCACCTCTGGTCGCCGTAAGTCTTTAGTCGGCTGGGTCGTTGGACCTCGTTGGCGTTGACATCTCTGGTAGACTGATTCCGCATAACCCCTGCAGGGCCGCCGTCCTGGTCATGACGTAAAACTGACCACGCCATCTCACTTCAACTCATGTTCGAATCCTTGTTTGCCACCGTAGTTCCGGTGTTAAAAGATCTTCTTTGGGCAGCAGCAGGCATGCTGCTGACCTATGTACTCAACAAATTCCAATCTCAATTCAACTAAACCATGTCTCAAATCACGCAAACTAAACTCAAGGATCTTAATATCCTCAAGCTTTACGAGCATTATGCTGCTCTCGAAAAGTCTCTGCCTCTTCTCACTCCTGAATCCCAAGAGCTTGCAAAAGCTGAGCTGGAAGCTTGTGCCCTCTTGCGTTCAGAAAAGATTGATCGCATCTACTACGCAATGGCAGCGCATGAAGATGCGTTGGAGCGAATCAAGAAAGAAGGAGATCTCATCACACAAGCCAAACGTCACCACGAATCCCAGCTGCGGTCCCTCAAAGGCTTGCTAAGTTATCTACGTCGGGTGCTGCCTCAGGACTCGAACAAAATCACCGGTCGCAACTACCAGTTCACCCTTGTTAAAAAGAAAGAACTCACCGTCGAGATCTCCACGGACCCGGAGTTTTGGCACACTGAAGAAAGAGAACTTTATTGCATTGAAGAAACAATCACCACAACCAGAGAAGTTGTATTACGATCACTGTCAGGAGACATTCTCGATAAGAGAATCGAACCCAAATCAACCACTAAAGTCCTCCCTAACCTCGATGCCATCCGTGACGCCTATCAAGCGGGTCAACAATTACCAGCTGGAGTCAAAGTCAAACAAGACTACAGCGTACGTTCCACCCGAATCTTCGACAACAAAAGAGTGGACTTGGCTGCATCCGAGTATCCAGGAGAGCTTCTACCAGAAGTTGATTCCGCCGACTGATGGAGATGATGCACGCATCAAGATGAATTGCCATGACCATGCGGTCGAAGACTTTAATCTTCAACTGGAGATGAATGCTCTTGAGATCAGCATGCTTACTGATGGCAATGAAGTTCTTCCCTACAACGAAGGACGCCTTGATGAACTAGAGCAAAAGAAACTCAAGCTTCTTGTGGGTAAACGCTTCCATCAAAATGCATCACATGCCTATTGGTATTGGTTGCAACGCGAGAAAGGAGTTAAATAAACTGCAATACAATAGGTAGATACGACAGGAGTCTCATGGGCGGTGATCCAGTGCTGAACAAGTTGATCGCTGGTTTTACCAATGATGGGACTCCATTGTCTGCAACCATTGGTTCCAAGATGGAGCATGGTGTCGTCATCTTGACGGCAGCCATGCTTGCCAATGAAAACCTTGCATCTTCAATGGATGCAGAAGAAATGGTTGATGCTGCTATCAACTATTACAACTTGATTCAAGAACGGCTTGGTTACTATCAGCAGCACCAAGCACATTCGCTCGAGCGTCTGTTAGGTAACTGATATGGGCTATGCAAGCCAATTAGCTAGAAGCTACAGCAACCCTGAATCTGTTTGGAATTCTTTAGGTGCTGTTGGTAGTACCAGTGCATGGGATCGCAGTAGCGCAGATCTTGCTGCATTTGAAAACATTCTCTCAGCTGCAAAACTTGGTAAAAAAAGTGGTACTTCAGGTACAGACCGCTACAAACCAGCTGGCCCTCCCGCTTATGGAAGTTTTGCTGGCAGTAGCGCCTTTAACGTAGCACAAGCACTATCTCCCGATAATCCAAACAACCCCCTGTTACCACAAAACATCGCAGAAAAACTTGGCAGATATCAAGAAGGTGTGATGGCTGGTAAATACATGAAGCCTTTACGTGTTAGTGATCTGTTTGCAGGTTAAACTGGTTAGGCCATACATCTAAAGGATGGAATCTGTACCGGTCCCCAAGTTAACTGTGTCTCTTGCAGTCGACATTGAGGTTGCATACAACTCTTTTGAAGGCAAGACTAAGGATGAGATTACTGAGTCTCTTCAAGACGAGTTACATGACCTGCTTTTTGAGCTGGACCAGGTCACAGGCGTTTACAGTAACTGTACCTCCATCACTTCTTACGACTGATGATGAACACTGACTACCTGGCTGGCTGGGACGTAGCCGCTGAGCAGCGTAAGGCTGACTTCATGGAGCACATGTATCAATGCTCTGGTCGCGCCAATGGTGGCCCTGGTGTTGTTGGGCTTTATACAGGGCTATGGCAAGAATTTTGCATCCGGGAAGCTGGTCCCATCATGCGGGATCGTTACTTTGAAATGCTTGATGCTGTCCGTGAATACGAAGAAGGCAAGCTGCAAGCGGTAACAGAACCGGTTCAAATTGTTGCCTAGTGCTTACGTTGAACTGACAAACCTTATTGGACGTACCACATTGGTGGTGCGTCCTTTTACTTATGGAACACCCTCACGAACCTATCGATGCCATTAAGAAATGGCAAGACTGGTACAAAAGCCATAGAGTTGTTGCATCCATTGACAACCCCCTTGTGTCAAAAGACAGCCGTGAAAACATGCATGACACAACCAATGCAATAGAAACGATCGGTAAAGAAATTTGGTTACAAAAAGTGGAAGAACATTTTGCTGATACTCTTGCCGAATTTCAGTACGAACTCTCTGGTAAAGACTTTTATAAAGCCTTCTGCAGAGCAGCGCATACCAATATGGAAGTTGCTCGGAAAGAGTATGAGCGGGCAAAAGAATTAGTTGATATGCTTCAGGATTCACAGCCTGGTCAAGACTGATGTCTCGTTACAATAACGACGAATATCCGACACAAATCTGTGACGACTGTGGAGCCAGCTACGGTAATTGGTTCAAGAAAGGCTACTACATTGGTCCGCCTCATCATTGCGCTACTTATCACAGCGGAACTTGTGATATTTGCAAGGCTGACAATGTTCCTGTAACGGAACCACGGGACTATGGACACCTTCGTGCAAAATGGAGGACTGAGATAATAAAGAGAAATGACATATAAACCATGCCTATTTATAGGGAAGCTAACGAACGACTTTTGTATGAAGTTGTTAAAGTCCAAACTTGCAGTGGACAGCCACTTGAAGTAACTACTACCTCTGGTGCAAATGTTTATGTCCAACCTGCCGGCATGGCAGGTGATGCATTTGGACGTACGCGTGTATCAGCACCTCTTACTTTATTTGATTCAAGCCATCGTTACAACGACAATAGTTTATGGTCTACCTCCAGTGGAGGTGGCGCTACCTATGCATTTAGTCCAAATGAAGGTCTTGTTAACCTCAATGTAACTACTGCATCTGGATCTGAAATTATCAGAGAAACTAACAAGGTTTGCTCATATCAACCGGGGAAATCCCTGTTGTTTATGTCAACCTTTGTAATGAATCCTGCAAAGACTAACCTACGACAACGTGTTGGTTACTACGGTGCTGCCAATGGCATGTACCTGGAAGTCAGTGGTACTACTGGTCCTGCCTTTGTTGAACGTAGTTCTGTAAGCGGAAGCGTTCAAGAAACACGCGTACCTCAAACAAGCTGGAATATTGACAAACTAGATGGCACTGGGCAATCTGGTATTACTCTTGATATCAGCAAAGCACAGATCCTTTGGTTTGATATCGAATGGCTTGGACTTGGCACGGTACGTGCTGGGTTTGTAATCAATGGTGCCTTTGTACATTGCCATTCATTCCATCATGCAAACCTAATTACATCTACTTACATTACAACGGCATCTTTGCCGTTGCGTTATGAAATTACTAATGTTGGAACCACAGCAAGCAGTAGTACATTAAAACAAGTTTGCTCAACCGTATTGTCGGAAGGTGGGTATGAATTACGTGGTGACCAAGGAGCAATTGAAACTCCTGTAGCATCACCTCGTTCTTTAACAAACGCATCTACCTTATATCCAATCATTTCTATCCGTCTTAAAACAACGCCTAATCGTTTAGATGCAATTGTAATTTTGACTGCCCTTTCAATTATGGGTATTACAAATAACGCAAGCTACAACTGGAAGGTTGCAGTGGGAGGGACTACAAACGCAGGGACTTGGGATACGGTATCGTCCACTTCTTCCGTTCAATACAACATTACAGGAACCAGCTATACAATTGGCACAGGACGTGTCCTTGCCAGTGGTTTTACCAACGGTTCAAACCAAGGCTCTGCTGTGATTGATATCCTAAAAGAAGCATTGTTTAAATTCCAGTTGGAACGCAATGGTTTGACAGGTACCCCCACAGAGCTGACTCTCCTTTGTGCAAGCGAAGATGGGGGCGCTGAAGTGCTTGCTTCCATGGATTGGGAAGAAGTTTCTCGCTGATAAACTAGAAAAAGCGCATTAAGACTATGTATACCCCCGGCCCCCAGACGGTTCCCGTAGCTCAAACCCCCACTCCTCAAGCAGCGCCCCAGCCGCAAGAGAAACCAAAAGCTCCTGGTAAATCAAAGAATGGTGATGTCGGGGCATTTATTCAGCAGTGCATCTCCCTGTGTTCCTACCTCAAGGAACTTCAGACACAGGCCCATCTCATTCACCTGAACTACGAGGGGGCGAACTTCCTCGGGGTGCATGCATTCCTTGGAGACCAGTACGAAGCTCATCAGACGCAGTTCGATACACTTGCTGAATTTATTCGCAGCATGGACTACCTGCTGCCAATGTGTGCCAGGGGTCTGGCTGATGCTGGCCCTGGTATCCAACACGTTACCAGCTACAAGGGTACGGATCAACTCGCCACGTACTACAAGAACCTGGAAGAGCTGGGCATGAAGACCAAAAAACTGGAGCCCATTGCTGCCAAGGCGGGTGCTATTGATATTCAAAACTACATGGCTGACCTCTGTGGTCAAGCCTTTAAGGCTGCTTGGTTTGTTAAAGCTACGTTGCGGAATGGTTGATGCCAAACCTGTTTCAAAACTTTCTTAATCAAGTTGGACAAAGATATAAAGAAGCAGATAAACGTCTTGGTGGTTGGCTGCCAGGGGGTGGTACTGCTTCTCCAGTTACCCGTGCAATATTTCCTCCTCAAGTTGCTCCTGCTAGATCAAAAGAGTTAGAAAGAATCACTGGAGTAAAAGGAAGAATTATTGATCCACAAAAGACTCCCAGTCTTGTTTCAAGTATTGCCCCTGTTTTTTCTGCATGGGGAACAAATGATTATGCCAATCCTTTGCTAGGTGAAATTGGCATGTCTAACTATCAAGGTACGGGTAAATCTCCGCACGAAGTGTACACAGAAATACATGAGCTTGGTCATTTAAATCCTGCAGATAAGAAATATTATTCTTATGGCGGTGTTGCAGGACGTTTCTTAACTGGTGTTAGTGAGCGCTTAGGAAAACCAATGCCTCTTCAATTGGCAGGTGGTTTGGCATTACAGTATTTAGACGCGCCAGAAGAAGATCGTGCAGAACGTTTTGCATCTCGTTTTGCGCAACAACTTAACTACCCTGCTCCTGAAATGACTTCTGAAGGGACTTCTTCCTATGGAGACATGCTAAGAAAACAAGGCAGTGGAATCAGTCAAGAAGCTATTAATAGTGTGATCAATCCCTTTGGAATCCCTGAAAAAGTAATTAAAAAAACAACTGAGTTTATCAACCAGCAACAAGCAGCCGCTCTTCAAAAAGAATTGTCACGTTCACTTCCTAGTTATCGAGAGCGCTTTGCAAACGAAATAAATCCTTCCAAAGAAAATCTAAAAGAATCAGAACGACTTAACAACTTGGCAAAACAAATAGAAGCTCTAGGGGTTGAGCCAAAGTATTAACTTGCTGTCCAGTGCTCAAGCCTGTGGCAGTTGCAGCAAAGCGGAATGCACTTTTCAATCTCTGCTTCGACCCTGTTCCAGGCGTAACCGTGGTTAACCATGGATGATATGTTGTTATCCTTGTCACCTACGTGGTGAAACTCAAGGACACGATGATCATCCAACCCACACTTCTCGCACTGCAAAGTCTTCTTGTACTCCAAAAGCTTCTGTCGATTCTTATCGATACGTTTTTTGGCATCAACCCAAGCCACGTATAGTTTTTTGTCAACTGTACATATAATTTATCAGTATTCTTGATAAACGTGGTTTATTGAGATTCTTAATATCGGAGATGCAGGATTTGAACCTGCGGCCCTCTGCTCCCAAAGCAGATGCGCTACCAAGCTGCGCTAATCCCCGGTATAGGGCGAGAATGTCCACCTACGATGCCTTTTGACTTCGGCCTCTACGATGTGGCTGAGGGGATCCTTCGTTTAATGCAACGTTCCTTGTTGCACCCTTGGTAATAGATGGAGCAAGTGTGATACACCTCATAAGGATGTAACAGTGACTCGCCCTCTATCTGCCCCATCATAAGAGAGGGGGAACAAAATTAGTCTACATGCTTTACTTCATACATGTAATGGTCTGAGGTTTCCAGCTTGCGTTTATTTTCTACAGAATAAACCGTCAGATCAATTTCATACCCTGGGTTCTCCTTAATACGATTGAAGGTCCAGGCGTTGTCGTACCAAATGATTCGGTTGTTGGGATACGCATAGTAATTGCCACTCTCCATCTTGAAGAGGTGTGCGCACTTATGCTCAGGAGTCTCTGAGAAATTAAAGTCGGTCGTACCCTTGTTTTCCCATGACCAATCAAGGGTAAACATGTAGGTACCAAGGGCTTTGTCTCCGTTTGGCTTGATCAACTCTGCCTGTAGACCAACAAGACGGGCGCGTTTTTGTACATCGATATACGGTGAAAAACAATCCCAATACATCACGTCTTCCAACGGTTCGATGGGTGCATCGGGCTTCCAGCAGAACGCATGGAGTGGACGCCTTGTCCAGTTCACACCGTTCTCAAGGAAAGCTTCAAACAACGGCACACGTTTCTCAATACTGGCAACACAGTGCACGTCGCACTTGGTCACCTCGCCATGACCTTGTGTGTGGTTATAAAGGAACTCATTGCGGATATAGCAAGACCAGTCCGGCAAGTTGTGATTCAAATATGCCACGTACAAAAAATCCCGGTTGTTATACCGGGATCATAACTTCCTTCTCACTCAACCGCTGTGAAGCACCACGTTCGTAACGTGGAGGGACTTTCGACTATTGGTCCCAGAGCTGAATTGCTCCGGTGTCAGGATATCACTATTTTTTCTTCTTTGCGGCAGCTTCCTTCTTCTTGGCAATCATCTCTTTAAACTTGTCGCGAGCAGCGGCTTGCTTATCAGTAGCACCTGCTTTGCCCTTTGGAGGTACAGCTTTACCCTTAGGAGGAACTGCTTTGCTGCTAGCTGGTTTCTTGGCTTGAGCCATAATAATTAAGTATCTCTTTTGATTATAGATTTACTTACTTTGTTTATAACGACGGGCCGCACGTCCTGCTTGTTTTGCTTTCTCTGTGTTGGGCACAAATTGTTTACCCTCGCGACTGGCAGCACGTTTCTTTTGATCTGTCTCCTCACGTTCTTCTTTAGATAAAGAAGCCCACGCACTCTCTGGTAGGTAACGCTTTGTATATCCTTTTTGTATAGCTTTGTCTGCCATTACTTAGAGTCCTTGTATTTTTTAGCTGCAGACTTAGCCTTGCCTCTTTTCTCATACTCATCTTTAGTCATCCACTTCTCCTTGCCCCACTTCTCCAGAGACTTCTGTTTCTCACCCTTGCCGCCCTTGTAGCCGCCGCCTGCTTCCTTGTACTCCTGGGCTACCAGCTGAGCTTTACGGGCAGACCACTGCCCAGGCTTGCCGCCCTTAGAGCCAGCCATTACGCGGTCTTTAATCCGTTCCCGTAACTCTGGTTTGGAATACTTGCTATCATCCTGGGCCATCAGGATTATCTTTCTTTTCTTCTAATATTTTAGCCCACTTACATGGACGAGCAGACTTAGCCCAATCCTTTGGGGGATTGGGTATCAGTCGCTCTAACTGCCAGAAGTATTCCTGGAGTCTTTCTTGTTCAGTTGGCTGCCTAAATTTTCTTTTCTGTTCGGCCACCAAACTTCTCCATAATCTCGTCCATCTGCTCCAAGGATTCGAGTCTGGTAATCATGTCAGACAGCATACTGATGACAATGGGATGTTCACCACGGGCAGCAAATGCAATTGCATCACGTAAGTTATCGGATGCCTGCATGACAGACTCTTTGACTTGAGTAGAGAGAGACATCTCGGATTCTTTGGGTGTCCTTACTATAGGGGCAACGATATACATTAGGGCTTATGAAGGATTGGTACCTTGTACATACCAATTCTGTCATGCCCTCTCTTGGCAAATTCCATGCAGATGGTAGTGGTATCACAATCCCATTGCTTGGTTTTTGGGTTGATTTCCGAAAAACGAACGCCTTGTGCAATTGGATCTGCTTTGTAAACACAAAAACAATTGAAGGTAGCCGCTAAGGAGAGGCATTCGGGAAGCTCAGAAATTTTAGGGCCAAAATATTCGGAGTCTTCGGCATTTACCCTGGTAGCCCAGCTGTCATAAATCCAGTCAGGTACACCAATGCCCTGAGGTAAAACACTGTAGCCAGAGGCAATATCAAGGTCAGAATGAATCATCTGGCCTACGTCTACAGTGCTGTACGTCACGTCAGGTTCAATGGAGATCACCTTGTCGTAAGCCTCCAGGCCAACAATCTCATCAGCAATAGATAAAGTTTTGTTGCGTGCCATGGCTAGGTATTTGACCCGCTCCTCCGCTTTGATGGAGTGAAAGTAAGGCCAATCAAAGTTGCGGATTGCAATGTTGACCTTGTTGAGTTTCTTCTTGAGCAAGGGCTCAACCGCATTCAATGCCTGTTTGGTGCCATCGTTTGAATCGTTCTCCAGGACAACAAGATCAAAAACGGTATCCTGGTGTACATCACACAGACTTTGCAACTGGTTGGCCCAGGTGGAAACGTGCTTGGCTCGGTTGCGAATGATGGTTGAAATCAGGCAGCGCATGAGTGCAACTCCTTGGCCAGGGCTGAGATCTGGCGCTCGGTAATGAAGTGGTTATTGCCAATATAGAAGGCGTGGTCGTGAATTTCCTCGCTGTTGGGCAAATACGGACTTTTCTTGTAGTCCTTCATGAAAGGCTGACGCAACAGGTTGCCGACCAGGAAGGGACGTGTCTCCACGCCAATCGACCGCAGGTGCTTAATTAAGTAGTTGCGGGTCTCAGGTGATACACAATGGAACGGTAAGGTCATAGCACTGTTGCCAAATGGGTTGGGCAGGTGCTTGATCCAAGGGTGATCCATCATGGACATGTAAAACTGGAAATAATTTTGTTGTCTTTTGCTAACAAACTTATCTAGTTTTTTAAGTTGAACTAGGCCAATAACCGCACCTAATTCATTATTGCGGAAATTGTAACCTTCAGTCGGGAACAAGAAGGCTGGGTCAATATCGGGGGCAGCAGCTTCTTCTGTTAGGCGGTACGAACCGTACATCTCACGCGACATACCGTGAGAACGTTTAGCACGCATCAAGTTATACAATTCTTCGCTATCGGTACATACCATGCCACCTTCAATAGTGGTCATGTGGTGACCAAAGTAAAACGAGAAAGTAGAGCCTAAACCTGCATTACCAACCTTTTCATCATCAAGATCAAGTGCACCATGGGATTCGCAGCAGTCTTCCAGGAGGATGGCATTGGGCCAATACTCTTTGATCTGCCGTAGGTCGTTGGCAAATCCCATGATGTGCGTCACATAGATTACATCAGGTTCAATACCTAGTTCCTTAAACCTTTTTAAAGATTCAAAACAAGGCGAATAGGCTTCGTAGTCAATGTCATAGAAAAACATCTCATGTCCCTGTTGCTTAAACGTTGAGATATTGGTAGCCCAATTCACGGCAGGGCAGAAGATCTTAAGTTTGGCACGCTTGCCAAAATACATTTCACGTACTGCGTCCAGCAGCAATGTATTGGCAGTGGTACCGCTGCTGACAAACAAAGAGAACTTGCGTTTCTGCCAGAGGGACCACTCTTGTTCAAACTCCAGGCACTTAGGGCCGTTGGTGAAACGGTCACTGGTCAAGATGAATTTGGTCAGCTCAAATTTCTCCTTCACTCCAATGGTGTTTTTCTGGAGCGGCCAATCAAATTGAGCCATTTCTACCGCTTTACATCTTGGTTATAGTAACGAGTATAGACAAAAGGTTCGATGAAAAAAGCACTGATCACGGGAATTACGGGACAAGACGGTGCCTATCTCACCCACAGTCTCGTGTCCAAGGGATACGAAGTGCTTGGTCTTGTCCGCAACAACGCCAATCCAGGAAATAAAGACAAGCTGAAGTGGATCTTTCATGGTCAGATCCCATCATCGGTACGCTTTGAGTACTCCGATATGACAGATGCTACCTCTGTGCACAGGGCTGTAGATTCTTTTGCTCCTGATGAGGTATACAATCTGGCGGCTCAAAGCCACGTTGGCGTCAGCTTCAAGTCTCCTGGTAGTACCTCATATACAAACGCAATTGGGGTGCTGAATATTTTGGAGGCTTGCCGTAATGCCAATGCCAAACCAAAGTTTTACCAAGCCGCAACATCGGAGATGTTCGGGAAGGTGCAGCAGGTGCCCCAGGTGGAATCCACTCCCTTCTATCCGCGTAGTCCGTATGGGGTCGCCAAACTCTTTGGGTACTGGTTGACAATCAACTACCGGGAAAGCTACGACCTCTTTGGTTGCAATGGAATCCTCTTCAACCACGAATCACCGCTGCGTGGAGAGGAGTTTGTTACCCGTAAGATCACTAAAGCTGTCGGTCAAATCTGGAAGGGACGCCAAGAATTTGTGGAGCTTGGCAACCTGGACGCAAAACGAGACTGGGGTCATGCCCGTGACTACGTGGAAGCAATGTATCTCATGCTCCAGCAAGATGAGCCGGACGACTATGTGATCGCAACGGGCCAACAGACTAGCGTGCGTACCTTCTGTGAAATGGCTTTTGAATTAGCTGGTCTTCCTATCGAATGGGACGGGGAAGGTATTGAGGAAGTTGGTTACTGCCGAAAACTGGATCATGTAGTGATCCGTATTAATCCTGACTTCTATCGTCCAGCAGAAGTTGATTCTTTGCTTGGCGACTCCAGCTATGCACAGAAAAAACTGGGGTGGAAACTAAATTCCACCCTGGAAAAATTGGTAGAAGAAATGGTGGCCTACGACATCAGCAAAGCTTCCTGAAGACGGCCTTGGTGAAACTTCACAACATCGGGGTGGGGAACCACCTCTTTGTTGTGGATGATCTTGGCATGCAAAGTTGGATCTGCAATTACTTCGTAGCCATTGCTGCGGATACCAGCGCAAAACTCCCAGTGCTCTACACCATCAATTACTGCCCACTCAACACCATCCTCGCAGTCCATAGCCTCAGCTTTAACCATAGCAATCGAACCAAACGCACTATTGCAGCTCACTGCTTCTCCGTTGTCCCAAAGCATGCGGTCTTCTGTATGTAAGAAAGGATTAGCTGCAAACGTTAAACACTGTTTGTCGTCCCGATCTTTGAGAGACCAGCTGTCAAAGTAAGACGGGCGGTCAGTATCTTCAACGTAATCACGTACGTTTTGAACGGTATTGGGTGAGACCATACCCCATGTGGGATTAGCATCCAGGACTTCAACCATGTCAAGGATTAACTCTGGCTCCCAGTGCACATCACTATCAGCAACCAACAGGTAATCAAAGTTGTAGTACGTCTCAAGAGGTGAGAGCGCCAGGTTGCGGTAACGGGCTTGATATTTGACGCGCTCTAGGGAGGAGACACTACCCCACTTGGGTGCATCAATGTTTTCGGATAACAAGATCCCTTTGCGTGTGGAAAGCCAGTCCATCAGGATATGCGGCGTTCCATCCACAGAATCGTTCTCAAAAAAACTGTAGACGCAACGAATGTTATTGGCATGAAGCAATGTCTCCATCGCTTCAAACTGATCAAGGGACCTGTCGATGTAGCTTTCACTATCACGCCAAAGTGATAGCACAGCAACAATCTTGGAGTCCTTCATAGATCAATCCGTGTGTAAGGAACGTCTTGTTCCCGTAATTTAGCCTCAAATCGATCTGCTTCTACGGTTTCAACGTCTTCGTAGGCAAGGTTTTTAAAACAACCAGTGCGGCAGTCCTCGTCAAAATCGTAATAGAAACGGGTTAGGTTGCGCATAGAACTATGTCCCAAATTGATTTGTGTGAGACTAATTCTAAGATCAACACTGTGGACAGAGCAAGCATTGCCACACGGCCGTTAACTCGCTCTGCATACCAGATATGATCGTTCATATTCTCATGCCATTCCCAAAACTTAAGGTCCGGGCATTCTTCCCAGATGAATTTGAGGACGGCGCCAAACATCCAACCAAAGCAAGAGACGTAACCTTTTACTCCATACCAAAACTTGTTCATTGGCGGGAAGCAACCTCAACAAAAAACAGGTAGGCATCCATGCTAATGACAACCAGCATTGCCCCAAGGATCGCCGCAATTGCGTAGTTGAAATCGTCCATCGTCCAAATCTCGACTTATGCGTTAAGCTAACAGCAATATACAAAACCATCAATGGTTGCTAACATAAATCAAGGTGATCCTTGGATTGAGGCCAAGGAAAAGCAACCGGAGATGATGCGGGACCTTAACAGGACCGCAGCCAGAATTACGCTTAACGGAAAACGTCACTATACAACTCCGTTACCCACTGGACCTGCGCCGTCCGTAACTACAATTATTAGCGAAACAGCTTCCGAAGCAAACAAACGGAAGCTTGAAATGTGGTCGAAAGCAAATCCAGGTGTCAAAGAACAAGCAGCCGAGCGGGGCACTGCCATTCACTATGGTATGGAGCAGTACCTCAAAGGGAATAAGAACCCGGAAATCAAGGACGAATATGCAGATTTTTGGGCGGGCATGCCGTCAATTCTGGATCAATTCCAGGAAGTCCTTTGGGCCGAGTCGCCTGTTCTGGATAAATATAACTTTACTATTGGTGCTGATGACGTTGCTCGCGTCTGGGGTTGTGACTCAGAAGGTCGTGCTTGGGCTGGTGCTCCTGATATTATTGCTGTTGCCAATAACAAACTAACGCTCGCGGACTTAAAGACCAGCGTCAAACCATACAGCCGTAAATGGCCAAAAGATCTGGAGAAGGGGTCCCAGGAGTGGAGAGATCTGCTCGGTGGTCACATGAAATTCAAGAAGACCTGCAAGCAGCTTGCGGCCTACGATATTGCAATTGAACAGACTCTGGGTATGAAGGTGCAGCAGGCTGCCATCCTGGTATCGACACCAGCCCGCACTCAGGTGTTTAAGATCTCCCGGAACTTTCTTAATATGCTCCGGGAAGATTGGTTCAAGATCGTTGATGAATACTACAAGCAGATTGAAAACTGCAATGTATATGATCCAGACCTAATCTGAATCACATCATGCTGTTCATCATGTTCTCAACGTTGCCGCCGGAAGAGCCTTGGTTAAAAGCGGCAGCACGCTCGTCGCTCTCTTCTTGTTCACCTTTCTTCTGTGCCTTCAGGTTTTCAAGAAGCTGACCAAAACGATCAAGGGAAGGATCCTGCATGTCTATAGTTGTATGTAAATTCATTATAACAAAGTGATTCAAGCGTTATTCAAGAGCATCATTGATGCCGTAATTAAATGGTGGAAACGTGTCTGGTTTGAGGCAAAGCTAAAGGCCAGACTTGATATGATTGAACTGGAAAATCGGATTCAATCCGAGTTAGAGCGGGAAATTGAACAACGCCCTATCTACTCGGAAAAACCAATTGACCCTGAGCTTCAAACCGGTGAGTCTCAAAAGCTCGGCGGCGAGATGCGGCTGACTGCCCCTTGGTACACTGATGGCCTGGAACCCGAACGGAAAGATGGAGAGCCGTAAACGTCACGCATGGCAAGTCGCATGTGAGACAGCTGTTGTTACAAGGGAAGATGCATTGCAGGTGTACCAGCGGTTGATGCGGCAGTTTGAAGAATTAGATCCAATTGAGACATGTAATGAGTCCAACAAGACTCGCTGATCTACCAAAAGGCGTAATGGTTGGTCTGGATTGGCGGCCGTAGGATAAGGAAACACTCAAATCCAGCCCCTACCCATGGACATCAATGTCGGCATGGGTGAGTGGATAAATAGTCTCACGAGTCGCATGTTAAATGCGGCGGATGGAGACTGCTTTTATCTGCCCACCTTGATGCATCTCCACGCATTTCAACTGGTAAAAGATACTTCGTTTTCTGAGCGAAACTTTAAAGTAGAGGTTGAGGAAAAAAGTAAGGCATGACGAACCGCAACGAGCAAGCGCTGAAGCCAGGCGAAATCAACCTGGGCTATATCCCTATTGATTGGCCCCTCACACCCCTAGGAGCCAAGAAAGATCCCTACGTCCAAGGATGGCAAAATAAACCATACAGCGTACGTGACATTGAAGAAGAAATTGTTTCCGGCGAGTGTCGAGCCATTGGTTTACTCGGTGGCCCTGTCTACAATCATCCCTATGGCTTGGTTTGGGTTGATGTTGACGGTCCCTCCGTCTACCCACTCATTGAAGAGATCAGTGGACTTCCCTTACAAGATGCGCTGCCTCCCACCCTTACCATCCTCAGCGGTAAAATTGGCCGCGAACGAAAACTCTATAAACTAAACCGCGATAAACACAAGCACTTCGCCCGTAATAAGTACACCTGGCACGCAGAGGCTGACAAAGAAAAACTTGAGATCCTTTGGAAAAAGCACCAAGGCGTGCTAATGGGTCTTCATCCAGAAACGGATGGTTACTTCACCGCAGAAAATCAAGGCTTTGAGTGGGCTGATCAGCTTCCCGAATTTCCGGACTGGCTGCTAAATGCCATCATCAATAAAAACGTTCGGCACGGTACTCCGGCGAAGGAGCGCACCAGGGTCATTGGTCCTGGTTTTGCAATCAACTCGGAAGTGTCACTGGAACGGGACATCCAGCTGGCGACGGAAGCAACTTGGGGTTTACTGGAGAAGAACCCAGGTGCTGCAGATGATTACGACATCTGGATCACTGTTGGTCAGACCCTCCATCAACTTGATGAATCGCTCCTTGATGTGTGGGATGAGTGGTCAAAGCACTCCGAAAAGTACCGTGAAGGTGAGTGCCACAGGCGTTGGCGTTCCTTTTCAAAAGATGGGGGCCGTGGTCTTGGCTCTCTCATTCATATCGCTAGGGAGAATGGCTGGAATCCTCCTCCTGACAATTCCCGTGCGATGAATGTGGATGATGAGACACTTGAACATGTTTCGAAATTATTGGCTGAATTAGAGCAGGATCTTGCCATGCCCCTTGAAGTTGCTGAAGAAGTTCTAACGTCCGCTCCTCTGCCAACTCCTTCGCTGCAACGGGACTCCAAGCAAGGTAAGAAAGAAGGAAAAGACCAACGTACGCGTAACCCTTCATCTGGTGAGATCACGGATGTCTTGTTGCAAGAGTATAGGGGGAACCTGCTATTCAGTCAGCCCCATGGTCAATTCTTTATGTATGCCAAAGAATCGCAAGGTCTTTGGTCTCCCCTAACCAAGGTCGAAGCATTAGGTGACATCCGCCATCGGCTGCAGGTGCTATCCCAAGGAAAGAACCCCTTCCTGCCAAGCGGCTTTACAAGCAACTTGATGAACGATGTCTACACACAACTGCAATCGGTACTTGCCTTTGAGGATTGGTATGACGGCACTGAACTGCTGTTGTTCACCAATGGTGTGCTGAATGTTGAAACCAGGGAGCTACTTCCCTTCAACCGGGAAATGCACATGCTGCAGCAGATGCCGTATGCCTATAACCCGGCAGCAACTTGTGAAGATATTGTGAAGTGGCTGAAGCACACACAACACGACAGCTGGGAACGTACTCAAGTTCTGCGTGCGTGGCTGCGGGCAACACTGCTCGGACGCTATGAGATCCAGAAGTTTGTAGAGATTGTCGGTCCTGGTAAGTCGGGTAAGTCAACCTACGCAAACCTGGCGGTAGCACTGGTCGGTAAAAGCAACACCTACTCCACGGACTTTGAAAACCTGGAGAAGAACCGCTTTGAAGCAGCTGCTTACATGGGTAAAAAGCTCCTGCTATTCCAGGATGCTGACCGTTGGGGTGGTTCCGTATCTCGTCTGAAAGCCATCACCGGTAATGACTGGATCCGTAGTGAGCGCAAGTACCAAGGCGAAGCACTGGATCCATTTCAATATCATGGAATGGTCATGATCACGGCTAATGAAGCAATTCAGTCCACTGATTACACTTCTGGTCTCGCTCGCCGTCGCCTCACTATTCCGTTTGATCGTCCGTTCACGGGCGGCCCGAACGAACAGAAAGAACTGATCAAGTTTAATTCCAAAGGTGAACCGCAAGGTGTCTTCTCTCCGCTACTGCCAGGTCTGGTGAACTGGTTGCTGGATATGACGGAAGATGAGATGCGTGAATACCTGATGGAAACTTCCAAGAAGGTGAAGTTTTTCCAGAAGTACGAGCGTACTCAAACCCTGCGTTCCAACCCACTGCTGGACTGGCTTGATCACAAGGTGGTGTTTGACCCAGGTGTGACTTCGGCTATTGGCTTTACGAAGAACGCACCGATGGGCGCTTCCAATATCTATGCCAATAAGGACACCTGGTTGTATGCAAGCTATGCGGAGTTCTGCCGTCAGTGCAACGTTGGCATTATGTCGCGTAACCGCTTTGAGCCTCTACTGATCGACATCTGCAAGCATCAGCTGAAAATCAATGCCTACCCCCTGCGTAATACCAAGGGCATGCGGATCGTTAACCTGGTGGTACGTGAGTCGAGCGAGAAGTACGAAGGATGGCCATCCGTTGTGGAGGTGGCATCTGATAAAGAAAAGTACAAAGAGTTTTATGGAATGTCGCTAGATGTGAACGCTGATGCGAAAATGGAGGATGAACTAGAAATCCACGATGTCTAATGGGCGGCACCTGATCCTGGATCTGTACGACTGCAGTGCAGAAGTCCTGGATGACTACGACTACCTCTCCGAAACACTGGAGACTGCACTACAGATGTCAAGTGCAACGATTCTTCGGATCTTTGGGGAAAAATTTCAACCCCAAGGAGTGACGCTCTTAGCATTGTTGGCTGAATCCCATGCCTCTATCCACACATGGCCAGAGATTGGGTATGCAGCTATCGACTTGTACACCTGTGGTGATACTACAAATACCCATAAGGCAGCTGAGTTTTTAAAACATAAACTCAAGGCCAAAATATCGGAGGAACGGGAATTAACCCGTTCTATTACCCCCGGCGAAAAAGGAGCAGTTGCTGCGTTGGATAAGCTATACGCTGAAAACAACACTGGGATGAAGGCATTGTCAGATGCCTAGTGTTTGGCATTTATGTTATCGGTTTGTGTATAGTTAATCGAGAATATCTCGATTTAATGAGTAAAAAACCGAAGCTTTTGTGGGTTGGCGACATCGTTGCCATGACCGGCTTTGCACGCGTCACCCATAACGTCATTGAGCGCCTGAAGGATCAGTACGAGATCGTGGTCCTGGGTTGTAACTGGTATGGGGATCCCGATCCCATGCAGGAACAATTCAAGATCTATCCGGCATCGAACCGATTCCAACAGGCGCCCTTCGGTGAGGAACGCATCCGCGAGATCGTTGAACGTGAACGACCGGATGTTGTCTTCACAATCAATGACTGCTGGATCATCAACGCTCAGTACGCACAGATTGCTGATCTGCACCAGAGCATGGGCTTCAAGTTTGTGGGTTACATGCCCATGGACTCCTATGGCTGGATCGGATCCCTTGCTGATACCGCTAACAACTGGGATGCAGTGGTCTCCTATACAGAATTTGGCGCACATGAATTCATTAAGGGCGGCATCCAGAAGGCCATCCATGTTATTCCTCATGGTGTGACGGCTGGTCAATTCAAGCCTGGTGACAAGATTGAAGCGCGTAAGAAGCTGGGTCTGAAGGAGGATTCCTTCATTGTCTTCAATGGCAACCGCAACCAGTTCCGCAAACGAATCGACATCACTATTGACGCCTTTGCCGAATTTGCCGTTGGTAAACCTGAAGCTCAGCTGTACCTGCACATGGGTACCAAGGACCAGGGCTGGGATGTGATGCAGGTCTTTGCACGTGAGATGCAGAAGCGTGGTCTCGATCCCAACGGACGCATCATCATGACCTCCCCTACCGCTGGTCCGCCGTCCGTGCCCGTCGACATGTTGGAGACTATCTATCAAGCCGTCGATGTCGGCGTCAACACCTGTAAAGGGGAAGGCTGGGGACTGGTCAACTTTGAGCACGCAGCCTGCCGTGTCGCACAGGTCGTGCCTGATCACACCTCTTGCAAGGAGATCTTCGAGGGCTACGGCAAGTTGATTCGTTGCGACCACGTTGATGTGGACACCAACTTCGCAAGGGAGATGCCTTGCCCCTCCGCCCAGCACCTTGCAGAAATCCTCAACGAACTTTACGAAGATCGGGACAAGCTCGATGCCGTAGCCGAACTGTGCTACATCCGCGTAACGGATGATCAGTTCAACTGGGATACGGTTGCCGCACAATTTGATGGGGTGTTCCAGGAGGTGCTCAATCCTCCTAAGCCGGAAGTAAGGTTGGAGCCGAAGGGCAAGAAAGCTAAAAAGAAAGGGAAGGCTCAAGGCGTAGAGCTTGCTGCCGTCTAAGATCTGACCGGACGATCCGCATGGGTGGATGAGGCCTCTCGTCGCAAACGAGGGGCTTTTTTATGGCAAGGCAGTCTCATTATGAGACCAAAACCGTGAGTTTTAGAGTGGGACTTTAGAGGCATTCCAATCCTTACATGACGTAAATAACAAGAGGAAGTAACGTGTCATAGTCCGTTTTAATGACAAGATGCTACAGGTTGTTATTTAGCTCATAGAAAGATAGATAGTATTGTAAAGTCCGTAAAGTCGCCCTCCGCCCATGGCTCGCCGGTACAGGCCCATGCCACCCCTCTGGTACGTGAAGCAACGGTTAAGACTGAGCGACAAGTACCCCAGTGGCTTGGAATGGGCAGAAACCAATCGTCGCCATAAGGATGGGGAGATGGCTGGGTACCTGGAGCATCACGGCAGGTACTACGTCGTTTCTTTAGATAACGAAAAATTGCATGCCCACCGCATCGTTTACTACCTACGTACTGGCGAGGATCCGGGGAACGCAGACGTGAAGCGTCCTGAGGACTGCCCCAAGCATGAGCTGCCGACCGAGCTGTGGCTTGAGTCACGGAAGGAGAAGCAGCCACGCACCCGCCGCAACCGTCGTCAAACCGCTGTTCTGAACTGAGATGGCAAGCTTCATCAAGAAACTCGAAACCACTCTGGGACTCGCGAGATTCAGGCACGTCAATGCCATTGATTCCCTGGAGGAGGAACGACTCAACGAGCTGGGGTACTACACAGGCTTTGCTTGTCCTCACGGCCATCTCATCCGAGACTCATCTGAGCATTGGTGCTATGAATGCGCCAAGAAGATCCTCAGTAACGTCTGCGGGTTTGACGTGAATTACCTGCAGTCCGACTATCGCATCAAGTACGCCAAGGTCTGGAGTCAAGTCAATGTCACCTTCCCGGATGAGTGCTGGGAGATCAACGGACCTTCTGGCACCACACCTAAGCGTGTTTGTCTTCCTTCCTATCGATCTCTATACAGCAAACAGAAGTCTGAAAATGTCAATATCCATAAAGCGATCTACCAGTGCGCCTGGGGTGATGTGGGATCTCTTCTGGTGACACGTCTGTGCGGAAACAAAAAGTGCGGCAACCCACTACACCTAGTTTCAAGCTTCAATAGAAACTTCCCGCCTCAGACGATTGCTCCTTGCGTTACAGAATTTGAAGCCAAGAAGTTGATGATGTTCAACCAGGGGGAGCATAATGGATTGGATGTAAGCAAAGTGATTCTCAAAGATCACAAAAACCCCATTGCCAACCCGGAATATGTTAAGAATCGCCCCGAGTACAATGAATAAATAAGGATTGTTGGGTAGAAGTGTCACGGGTATCCAATCAAACTAATCAACGTCAAAGAACAAAAGAAAATCCGCTAGACCTTGGAACGTTTGGTGAACTTTCTCTGCGTTACTTGACGGGTACACTTGGTCCTTTAAACCAGGTGGGTCTGAATGGTTACGGTGGTGGTACGTATAACCACTGGTTCCGTATTAATATCACTAGTCCTGCTTGGATTATTATTGCCAAGGGTGGCCCAAGGCCTAATTATATTCAAACGTCTGTGTACGATTTGAATGTTAACCCGGTCAACGGGCTACCAATTTTTGATGCTGATTCAATCCGTCAGGGATTAAATACTGTTGGTTCTGTATACATTCCGTATCTTGATACGGTAATGAGCCATCAATCAGATTTATACAATACATTTGACCCTGTACGCTTAGATCGCGGAGACGACCGTTACTATCCATTGCCACAAGGGAGCTATCTCCTTTGTGTTTCTTCAACACGCAACGAAAGGATTGACTATTCAGTTGGTATTGTTGTTGAATTCGCGCAAAGCGAACTCTTCTTGGCGCTAGAGGACTACAGTCTATTTCTCCAAGAAACAACAATTGATCCTGTTACAACAGTAACGGTTGATTCTCCTGTTACTGTTAACACGACTATCTCAACTGAGCCAGGGAGACCTAACGGCTTTACTCAAGATCTTTGTCAGATTAACTCAGGTGTTACCGTTACCATTTTAAATGGTTCCGAGTGGTTGATTGGACAACAAAGTACGGGTGGCGGCGCTGCTACCAATGACTTCTTTCTTCTTGAATATGGTAATGAGTCATTTCTTGATACCATTCACGATCACACACTGTCAGAATGGAGAGATGCCTGGAACGCACAACATCACCCTGATGACAAGTTCCCGGATCTCTTTATCCCACTGACAAATAGGCCATGATCACACGTCTTTTGTCTGTATTTAAACAGAAGCATTCTCCTGAGATAGCTTGGAAGCGTTATTGTGAAAAGAATCCAAGCGCTCCATGTTGCCGCATTTACGATGTCTGAAGACGAACAAAAAGTAAACAAAGAAGAAAATAAATACCGTAGTTCAAATATCACAGACGCAACCGAAAAAGATTGGGAAGATTTTTTTGCTGTCCAAGAGGAAAATATATTCGACCGTTAGAATAAAAGAAACGGGAGGTACCCATGCACAAACTTAACGAATACATTGAAGTTGCGCTTGCTATTCACGCTGCAGCTTCTGCTATCTGCGCACTAACACCTACTCCCAAGGATGATGAAATTCTTGGTAAGGCTTATAAAGTTCTTGAGTTTCTTGCTCTGAACATTGGTCGCGCCAAACAGCGCTGATTAATCAGGTAAAGCCTGGAACCAAAACACAGTTCCACCTTGTTTTTCTACCCAATCACGTGTTGCAAGTGCGTTGTTCTTCTCAAGAGTGACGCACTTTTTTTCATTGCCAAGTTCCCAGCACATATTGACGCGTATGTGCGGATCTTTCTTGCATTTCACTTCAGTAGTCCCAACGAACGCGAGGCTTTCCTTCTCTAATCCCAAGATGCACAAATCCTTTTGGAGCACCATAGCCTACTGAATAAGGCCAGTTTTTATCACACCAGGCTTGTACGGCATAAATATCGGCGCCTTGGATGTAAAAATCAATGGCTCCTTTTGATGGTGCGCTATAAGTATGCTCGCTGTTTTTGGCGCCACCCACTTGTGTGTTGATGGGTTCAGGTCGAGAAGCGCTTGTAATGATGATGGGCTTATTACCAAAAGCACTACGCACTTTTTCTAGGAACTGACATAGCTGAAGTGCCGTGTCGCACTGATGTTGCTTGGTAAAACGACGTGCTTCTTGGTTGAGTGTCAGCTCGCCATATTTGATATTGGGCGTAATTTGAAACGTAAATGGGCTCCAAGGATTAAATTTAGGTTTCTCGGTATTACCAGGAGTTCCAGTCATGCGATCCATGACCTGGATTAATTTTGTACTGTACAAAGGATCTGTTGCGTATCCTTCTTCTTTTAGTAAGCGTGCACATTCATTCCTATTACTGGCACGATTAACACCTTTATATCCTTTGTAATCTTTGTACCAGCGAGCTACTAAATAATCAACGCAGTCATATAAGGTATTAAAGGCTTTAAACCAATCTTTGATCGTTACAGCCTGACCACCATAAACTTCTTGGGTAGTGACGTAACAACCTTCTCCATCTTTTGCTTTGATACCAAAATAGTTATGAGTACAAGCAACATGTTTTCCCTGTGCGCTCTCTAGATACCACTGAGCAGCAACACATTCAGGGAACTTGGCACCGGCTTTTTTTGCAGCACCAAGAACACCTTCCCATGTATTAGAAAATTCCGGCTCTGTCTCTGGGTCATTGCGATATTTAACCGCAAACTCCTCAAGTACAGAAGCCGGAATTTTAGCCTCTAACCATGTAAACGCATCTTGTTGATGCGCAAGTTCTTTGTAATACTTGGCTGCATCAACAAGTTTAATCATGGCACCTATGCAGGCTGATTAGGTACTTCTACCCAAGATTGAGTGGCTTCATCCCATTCGTAACTTTTACCGTCAGTAGGATAAGGAATCGGAGGATCCCATAACCCAGTGGTTGTATTTAATAACCAAGAGGGATAAGGCTTGGGCGGAATAAAACCGTCAATTACGTTGTCGTAAGTGTAACCAAGGCCGGCATAATTCTTTCGAAACGCTTTAGATTGGTCTGGGCCAGGGGTGTTGCTGTTAGGTAAATAATACACACCACCACGGGTGTTATAGCTGGTTTGTTTATAGGTTTGACCAGTGCGAGCGCTTAGCTCTGCTTCTTTACCGTCGTCTTCATCACGGCCAACGGTAACAAAAGTGACGATGTTGTTCTCGTCGAGAAGTGCGAAGTGTGCCATTAGGAGAATGTTACGGTTTCAGAAGTAGTCGACGTTGCAGTAACAGTATAAATCTTAAATCCTGCTACGGCTGTAGATAAAGAACTTGTTACACCACCGGAAAAAGTAGCGTTATTACTAGCTGGGATTTTAATAATAACCACACCAGAACCTCCTCCCGCTGAAGAAGCGCTGGGACCTGTGTCTCCCGCGCCTCCACCGCCACCACCCGTATTAGCGGCTCCAGCTGTTACGCTTTGGCTGGAGGTGCCACCGTTACCGCCGCCACCGGTACCACCAGCGCCTCCAGTTGAGGTTCGGCAACCACCGCCACCGCCGCCGGCGTAAGTAACACTTGTACCGGTAATTGTTGACGTAGCGCCACTACCGCCAGGACCTGCATTATTGCCACTGTTATTGGAACCAGCAGCACCGGCACCACCGCCGCCACCGCCTGCAATTCCACTGCTTTGGGAGTTACCGCCAGGATTTCCTTCTGATGGGCTGTATCCCCCAGCATTTCCAGAACCACCGTTTGTATTCTGGTAACCGCCACCGCCACCAGAGCCACCACTCGCTGCATTTGAACCACCTCGTCCACCTCGTCCACCACCTGTGGATGAAATCGAAGAAAATACAGAGTTACTGCCAGATGTGTTGTTAGTTGGAGGTGTTCTTGGTGATCCAGCGCCTCCAGCACCAACTGTGACTGTATATGATGTTTTGTTTAATAATGCTGAACCTGTGCGGTAACCACCTGCACCACCACCGCCGCCATCGTCAGCGCATCCACCGCCACCGCCTGCAACAACTAGATATTCAACGGAAACTAAAGTAGAACTATCTACAAAAGAAACTGTTTCGCTCGTTGTTGAAGTAGCTGTAACCGTATAGATATTAAAACCTGTTACAGCTGTGCTTAGGCTAGCGGTAACTCCACCAGAAAAAACAGCTGCATAATTATTTGGGATTCTAATAATAACGACGCCGGAACCACCTGCACCACCGCTAAAGCTACTTCCGGTACTTCCAGCGCCACCGCCACCGCCGCCCGTGTTTGCCGTACCTGCTGTACCTGTTCCATTACGTGCACCAGCGCCACCGCCGCCAGAACCGCCAGAACCGCCTGAACCACTTGGTGTATAGCCAGAGGCACCGCCACCGCCGCCGCCTGCGCGTGTTACAGAAGAACCTGTAATAGAAGAAGCAGTGCCGCTTCCTCCAGATCCACCGTTTTCAGAACTTCCGTCCGCAACACCATTAGCACCACTCGCACTCGCGCCACCGCCACCGCCTGATGCGTTTTGACCTCCCGTATTATCAGGATCAGCGTTACCTCCGGGATTGCCTTGAGATGGACTTGTACTTGGTGTGTTACCTAACCCGCCAGGTGCGTTGTTTCTTCCGCCGCCGCCACCGCCAGAGCCACCAGCGATACCGGGGCCATTACTGCTATTAGCACCGCCGCCACCGCCACCTGCTGAAGTAACAGTACTAAAAACAGAATTAGACCCAGAACCTCCGTTTCCGGTTGAACCTCCTGATCCAGCACTACCACCAGCGCCAACAGTTACTGTGTAAGGTACACCTGTTGAAAAAGGTACAGAACTAAATACTCTATACCCACCAGCGCCACCGCCGCCGCCAGCATGTCCTCCAGCATCTCCACCGCCGCCGCCTCCCCCAGCAACAACTAGGTAATCAGCAGTTAATGGTAGTGCAACATCACCGCTTGATATTCCAAGCAACATCTGGATGAAGGACATATCAGCTTAACCCTGCACCACCAATTACAAACTCAGTGCCTGCTGCACCTGAAACACATAATAACGTGGCCAAACCTCGCTGAGCAAGCGTCCGATTACCTACGCCAGACGTACCGGCTTGGCGAAGAGTAACGTTAGTACCTTGAGTGATTGTAATATTTCCAGTGGTGTTGTTATAGATGCTTACTGCTTGACCAACAACAAATACACCAGAAGGCACTGTTACGCCAGCTGTAGTAAAAATGTGGTCCCCAGCATCTGCTGCAGTGAGTGTATAGGAAGTTGTTTGTACAACTTGTGGAACATCACGAACATTGCCAGCTGCATCTCTAACTGTGCTACCTGAAACAGTACCTGTAAAACCACCACTTGCAAAGTTAGCCGCAGTACCAGTAACGGTTGTTCCGGTGATTGTTGTAAAACCTGCTGTATTACCAGTTAACGTTCCAAACCGGCCAGCGGTGCCAGTGACAGTTGCTCCTGTGATTGTTGTAAAACCTGCAGTACCGCCAGTAATAGTTTCAAATTGACCAGCTGTACCTGTGACGGTTGCCCCTGTAACAGTACCAAAACCAGCAGCAGTACCGGTTAAATTTGTAAAGCGACCTGTATTTCCACTAACCGTTGCACCACTGAGTGTTGTGGTAAAAATACCTGTAACAGCGGTAATAGTAGTGAAATTACCTACGTTACCAGTGATTGTTGCGCCAGAAATTGTGCCGGTTGTTGAAATGTTTGTAAATCCGGCGCCTGCAGCTAATCCGCTAACTGTCGTAGTTGCATCAACGCCAGCTGACGTGTAGGTAATATTATCAACTTTTAGGGTTCCGTAAGGCATTACCGTGTCCCTTTGTATTCTTAATACCTAGTTTAATTCAATTCTACACAAGGATGGCCCAGCGCGAACCATCTGGTACATCAACCGTAAATCCAGTTTGAATTTCTACCGGACCTTGGCTTAACCCATTAAATCCATTGCTGATTCCAAAGTTAACATCAATCACAATCTTGCTTTGCATAATTGTGGTGATGCCGCCACCGCCTCCGCCACTCTGAGCAACCCAAGAAGTAGTGCCGTTTCCATTTGTTTGAAGAACAAATCCATTTGTACCAACGGTTGTCGGAAAAGAAAACAGACCCCTGGGGCGTACATCACCAGAGCCAGTAACAAATGTTGTACCGCCTGCAACAAATGTCGAGCCTGATACGGTTACAAATACACCAGTCGTTGCCTGAACCGTATTACCAGTAACTGTTGCACCGGAGACTTGCGTTGTAAAGATTCCGTTTACCCCGGTGATTTGAGTAACGTTTGCCGTCTGTCCAGTAATAGAAGAACCGGAAAGAGTAACAAAGTTAGCCGTAGTACCAGTGACAGTTTCTCCTGTAATAGCAGTGAAACCTGCAGTATTCCCTGTTAACGTCCCAAACTGACCGGCGGTGCCAGTAATAGTTGCACCACTTAACACAGTAGTGAATACACCACTGATACCCGTGATATTGCTTCCTAAAACCGTATTACCAGTAACTGTGGCCCCAGAAAGATTGCTGGTGAATACACCTGAGATTCCGGTAATATTGCTAAATTGGCCCGCATTACCTGTTACAACTGCACCAGAAATTTGAGTTGTGAATACACCATTAACACCAGTTATTGCAGTTGCTTGTACTGCATTACCTGTGATTAAGGTTCCAGAAATTTGCGTGGTATAAACACCACTTACAAAGTTAGCGGTTGTACCAGTAACAGTGGTGCCTGTGATACTGGTCGTAAAATTACCCGCAACAAAGTTGGCGGTTGTACCTGTTACAGTTGCTCCAGTGACAGTGGTAAATCCAGCTGTCCCTCCTGTTAATACGGTGAATTGAGCTACGTTTCCAGTGACCGTAGCACCTGAAATTTGAGAGGTGAAGACGCCAGAGACGCCAGTGATACTGGTTGCCTGAAGCGTTGTTCCTGTAATTGTGGTACCGCTTAAAGTTCCGGTAACTTGAACGCCAGAACTGAAATAACCAGATCCTTCAACTCGTAAATTACCGGAAACAACCAGATCTCCGGTAACAGTATGAGATGCTGCAACAAGAGTACCAAAAATACCGCTGGTAAAACGCGCAATTCCACCGGTAACTGTTTGGCCGGAAACCTGGGTCGTAAAGACACCGCTAACAAAGTTGGCAGTTGTACCAGTGACGGTTGTGCCTGTAACGGTTGTAAAACCAGCTGTGTTTCCGGTAACGGTGCCAAAGAACCCATTGTTGCCCTGGATAGAAGTACCAGAGACTGTGGTCGTACCGATAACCGTACCACCCGTGATAACGCTTCCTTCAAGACTTAGGAACCGACCGTATTCACCAGTGATATTTAAACCAGAAACTTGCGTGGTAAATACGCCACTAATAAAGTTAGCAACGGAGCCAGTGAGGGTTGTACCTGTGAGGGTTGTGAAGCCACCACCTGCACCGGTAATAGTAATGCCACTGACACGACCGGTGACATTAATACCGGAGCTAAAGAAACCAGAACCACGGACAATTAAATCACTATTAACGGTTGCATTACCAGTAACCGTAATATTTTCTCGGACAATACCGGTGGTAAAAAATGCAGTAATTGCATTGAGTGTTGTGAAGTTACCAGTAGTTCCGGTGACGGTTTGACCGGTAATCGTTGTGAAACCTGCAGTACCGCCAGTAATAGTTGTAAATTGACCCGCATTACCAGTGACGGTTGCACCAGAAACCTGGGTCGTACCAATAATATTGACCCCAGTTACGTTTGTGAACTGGGCATTAGTACCAGTAATGGTCGTACCGCTAACCGTACCAGTAATCTGAACGCCAGAGCTAAAGAAGCCAGAACCACGAACGATGAGGTCACCACTAACAGTTGAGTTACCGGTGATGGTGTGAGAACCAGCGTTCAGGACCTGGAAGTTACCCGTCGTGAAGTTAGCTGTCGTGCCAGTGACTGTGGCTCCAGACAGTAACGTCGTATAAATACCAGTGATGCCGGTTGCAGTACCAAAGGCACCGAAGTCACCAGTGACCGTACCGCCTTTGAGGTAATTACTAAATACACCGGAGACTGCGGCTAGGTTACCAAAGTTGCCTGTATTGCCGGTAACAGTAGCGCCAGAAACAATAGTAGTAAAAGTACCGGACACACCCGTCAGGGTGGTCACAGAAAAACTATTGGTAGTTAATGTATTTGCTGTAACGTTTGTTGCGTTGAGATTGGTACCTGTAATGGTGGTACCACTGAACGTCCCAGTAACGTTTGTTGTACCAGAGACGTAGAGGATTCCAACGTTTGTTGTATTACTGACGTTCAGACCAGAGATTGTGGCTTGATCTTGAACTGTTAGGTTGTCTTCAATTAAAACAGAACCGCTAACGGTACCACCAGTGCGTGGCAGGTAGTAAACGTTAAGGTATGCCTTGGTTCCAGATATTGTTAACTTCTTATTTTTAATCGCAGGGTCAACTTCACCGACATCCACTACTGTCAGCAGATCTCCATCCGCTAACTGGATGCCGGCAAGTTCTTGTAGCTCGGATATACGCCTGTTGGCCACCTATTAAATCACAAAAACCCCATAAAATGAATTATAGTCGCAGTGTGTCTAACCTCACCGAGCCTTGATTTCAATGCGCGGTAAGTGGTTGGACGCAAAGTTCCAGGCTGTCTCAACACCTGTGACAAGGCCACAAGCAATCGCAAAAACAATGATGAGTTCTGCAACAGTTAAGTTGCGGCGCAAGTAAATGATTTGCGGTTGAGGAGCCTGAGGAACAGGAATAGAAGGCCGTGGAGCAGTAGGAATCTCTTCTTGAGGGACCATCTGCTGCTGTTGTTGTTGTTGTTGCAGAATCGTCATCCGAATCGCTTCTTCCCGTGCACGAGCCTTCATGGCTTCCAGCATTTCAGGAGTAATTCCCTGAAGAGCTGGCGGCATTTGCGGGATTTGAGGCTGCTCAACTTGTTGAGTAGGGGTACTGGAAGGAATTTGTTCTTCCATTGTGATGCAAAAGATTTGCCCATACACTAGCATCTAACCAAAACGTTTGCTGTTATGAAATACGGTCTGCGCAAAAGCCTGGAAGATATTGCGTTTGAGCTGAAAGGAATCAAGAACGTCCTTAGTTCCATGTGGCACAGCCGTTATTCAACCGGTGAAATTGATGTTTTGAATCCAGAGGCTTACGCCGATGAGTACATATCGACAGAAGAATGCGCCAAACGACTGGGGGTCTCTGATCAGACCATCCGTAATTGGATTGCCATCGGTCGGCGTGATCCAAATAAAGGATGGACAGAAGGTATCCATTTCGTCAACGTCTCTCCTGATCCCAACCGTAAAGCTGTCCTTCGCGTGCCTTGGAACCAGCTGGTGCAATCCTTCTCCAAGAATAGGGACTTGGAATCTGGAGACCTAAGAGGTAAAGGCGACAGTGCAACAAAGATGTACAAGACAGATAGGGGCTTTCTCGAATAATGGCCCATCGATTCCGTGGAGTTGAGATCTCCTCCATCACAATTGAGAATCACGAGCAACTCCTTCCGGAATCCCTGATCCGGCAAGTTGAGATGTTCATCCCACCAGAAGGGTCGTTTGATGACGGGTGTTTACAGCGATACCTCGAAAACTTAAAAAACTACGAGGAAGAAGATGCCAACTCTGGCATGACTCTTGCCAACAGGTTGCGTCTGGCTTTCCAGGATCTGGCACCCGATACGATCTGCGGTAAGTTTCCACAAGCCGAGCTTCCCCTCAAGAGAAGGTTGCGTTGCGTTGCTGAGTACCTGATTCGCTCTGGTGAATTTGACAAAGTTCGTGACGACAACGGCAAGCTGGTTAAAAAACGTGGCGTCCTTGGTAAGCTTGTTGTCTTGTATCAACCCACCGAAAAGCTTCTAGAATCTCTACATCGTCAAGGATTGATTGAAAATGGTAAGCAGGCGTGAAAAGCTAATTGCATCTGTTATTGGCCCAGAGTTAGACCAGACTAAAGCACGGATGCTGGATGCCACCATCAAGCTAATCCTTGGTGACATGGGGGAACAGTATTGCAAGATGTGGGAAGTGGAAGGACCTGGGGTAATGGTCTTCCAGCCAGAAAACAAAGAACGTTCTATGTTCTTCTGGACCCTCAAGGAAATTCATTCGGCCCAAGAAGATTGTGAACGGAGTAACGATGGTGACATGGCAGAAACTTTTCGCCGTATTCTCTCGGCTGCACAAAAAATTGATCCAACAGAAAAAGCTGGTTATGTCATCAACGATAAAGATGGCATCCGCTACTGCGAAATCGATTACAACAAAGCGTCTAAGAAATGAAAGAAGCTGGGGTCCGTGGTGTTAAAGCACGTTCAGAAGACTCCGAATTAATCACCAATTCGGATTTAATTGTTGCTGCAAATGAAGTGATGGGCGGCATCGAGTTAGATGTTGCCAGTAGCAAGGTTGCCAATGAATATGTTCAGGCTCCTGCTTTTTTCACACCATCAGATGATGGGTTGAATGCACAGCAGTGGTACGGAAATGTCTATTTGTTTCCGCCAGCGGGTGCATACTTCTGGGACATCAAGCATGAGCGATGGAAGATGACACGTGCATCATCTCCGTCACTCACTTCTTCTCACGCAGTTTGGTTCCGCAAGCTATACCGGTCTTGGCTTGCAAAAGAAATCAAGCAAGCTATCTACTTTACCAACTGTCCGGACATGATCCGGTACGAGCCCAAGATCTTTAGTTTTCCTTTATGTATCTTGCGGGTAGCGCCTAGCTTGTTGCGCCACAACAGTCAAGGAATCAAACAACATAGAACGTGCACTTCCATGGTTGTCTATCTTCCTCCCACGGACTCGTCCGATGTGGCAGTCGAACGTTTTATTGACGTTTACTCGGAACGCGGGCATATTCTCTCGTGATTTCTGTATACTAAAAATCGAATGACAGGGACCATGAGCGTTCTGGCCGACTGGGAAATCAAGCAGCTTGCAGAAGAAGAAGGGATGATTGCTCCTTTTGTTGATCATCTAGTCAACAAAGAAAATGGTCGCAAGCTTCTTAGTTACGGTCTTAGCTCCTATGGGTACGATATTCGTCTTTCCCCTGAGCAGTGCCTTATCTTTGGTCGTATTTCAGAAGGCGATTGCGATCCAAAGAACTTTGATCCTGAAATCCTGAAGCCTTCCGAACTTCTGGAAGACGAACGCGGTCAGTACTTCCTGCTACCTCCCTACGGATATTGTCTTGGTGTGGCCCAGGAACGCCTCAAGCTTCCTCGTGATGTGACCGTCGTTGCTGTTGGTAAATCTACCTACGCACGTTCTGGCATTCTGGTGAACATTACTCCGGCAGAAAGTGGTTGGGAAGGCTACCTAACACTGGAGATCAGTAATTGCACTGGTCTTTTCAACAGGATTTACGCCAATGAAGGAATCACACAGCTTCTCTTCTATCGAGGCAATCCATGTCATGTGACTTACCAAGATCGTAAGGGTAAGTACCAAGATCAACCAGATCGTGTTGTCTTTTCTCAAGTCTGATCAAGAAAAAGCATCAAGATAGTTGTAAGCCCGGCCAGAATTTGGTTTGGGCTTATCAGCGTATCCAACAGCGCCCTTCCTTCCGCCTGAATCACCTGTTGTGGGAAGTGCTACTCCTTGAATGGAAGCTGGAACCCTGGGCGTCCTGCCACGAATCGTGGGTTCATCAATACCAGCGCGAAGCTTGTATGCACCAGCGGACTTTGCTGCTCGCATGAACTTGGCAACGCGTCCTTGTTCATCGTTTAACGACTCAGCTTGGAAGCGTTCATCTTCTGGTAGACGACGCAGGTCTGTATCGTACGCTTGTTCAGGCCTTAGGTCTGAGACCTCAGCACCTGATGTACCAGCGTCAGGACGTGGGTCATATCCAGTAGTAACTGGACGCCCTTCTTCGCCTTCTCGTGGGTTATAGAATCTTGCCATAGTATCATTGTAAAAGGACTGAATCAACGATTAAATACAATGAACCACGCAGCTGCTTTCCTTGATGCGTTTGTTCAAGACGAGGTTATGTGTCGGTGTCTTGATGAAGAAGATTTCGGACAACCTCTCGATAACGAAGAAAATGATGTACCCTTATATGACATGTACAACAGAGGCTTAGTTGCATGCGAACAAGGGCTGGAGAGGAATCCCTTAAACATCGAGGGGATGAAGCGTCCCGGAGTGACGGGCCTGATTCCATCAATGGAGGAGGGGCTGGCAATGGGGGCCTCACCGAAACCCCGGTCTTTAGTTTTGGAACTGGAAGAGCCGGACGAGAAGGAACGGATGCTGTCAGCGAAAAGACTTGGTTTGAGCCGGTAATTGAAGTGAGTGATTGCCCAGGAGGTGTCTGTCCTGTTCCCTGGGCCATCAAAACTTTAGAGAATCCCGTCTTTACATTTGACGGTCCTCCTGCGATCAAGAAGGATGAGGTCAATCATCCCTCGCACTATACCGATGGTGCCATCGAATGCATTGAAGCTATCGAGGCAGAACTGACTCCAGAAGAGTATCGTGGTTACCTCAAGGGTAATATTGCCAAATATATTTGGCGTGAACGCAGTAAGGGCGGTATCACTTCATTAAAAAAGGCCCAGTGGTATCTGGACCGGTTAGTACAGTTCGACGAAATTCAGAACGGCTGAAGATCGTCTTCCTCATCGTCCTCGTCGTCGCTGTAAACACAAGCGGCGGCGAGTTCTGCCAGCTCTAGATCCGTGGGCCAGTCCACATCGATATCGATGTTTTCATCTGCCATGATGTCTTTGATGGCGTGCCATTCCATCAAGCGTTGGTGGTAGAGATTAAGCAAGGCGGAATACAGTTCTTCCCATGTCATCTCTTGGGCCTGAAGCTCGGCTTTGCGCATTGCAAATTGCAGCTCCAAAGGCAGTTCAAACTCCCGTGGTTCTACCGAACGCTCCATGCCACTCTGCATTAATTCCTAGCAATTATTCTAATGCTAGCTGTTAAACAGGAGATCTAGCTCTTCTGAGGCAAAGGTACACCATGGGTCCTCGTCGATGTCAAAGTCATTGGCAAACTTGGATAGTACATACGGATTGATGTGTTCCTCCAGGGACCGGATGGCTCTGACCTGGTGGGGAGCAGCCGTGTAGTTACGAAAGGCAGCAAGCAAGATCTCTGTGGAGGACCAGGGATTGGCGTCCACTTCAGCAAGGAACAGAGCAATTTCTTCCCGGCGGCGATCAACAAGAGTGCCGACAACGGAATGGTTTTGATCAAAGATCCACTGCCCCATCTCCTTTGTGGCTTCACAGAAGTCTTCCCGTTCAATGCAATCGATCACGTTGCTGTAAAGGAAGGGCTCCCATCCAATGGAGTGTACAAAAGAGATAAGGGCTTGACGCATACTGTTATCAAGCCCCAGGTTCAGCTTGATCAGCTGGGTGTCGATGATAGAAGCTTCGTGGAATAAATACTCCAGTGCTTTTTCTTTACTGCAGCACTGACCACGTTTAACAGGAGAACCATCGGGATAGAACTGAGTTCCAAACCCGATGGTGTAGGGCTCTTCTCCTGTGACCGGATCTGGGTACGCCTTTTCGTTGAACCCTTCGTGTTTACGAATAAGGTTAATCGCACGCGAAAGATCCGACATGGAGGTAACTATTATTACCTCCAATCATACACAAATTATTTACCTTGACCGCGACGAAGTTTACGTCCATGACTAGGTAAAGAATTACGCCCCTGGCCTTGTCTCGTGCGCTTCGGTTTGGACTCAAGACGGACTGTGGTTGATTTGGGTTTTGCCATGCTGGTAAGGAATCAGCCTACGCAGCTTAGCGAGAAAATCACCATTTGACTTTATGACTCCAATACCTTGCTGACATCTTGTCAGGGTTCGGATCCTGGGCGTTATGCCGAGCGTAGTACGAACGCTTACGGGCCTTGTCCTTCTCTGTCTTTGGGTTCTTACCAGCGCCTTCCACGCCTTGCTGGCCGAAACGAATGATCTTCTCTTCTCCACCTTCACAAGCCTTCACCACGTGACTCTTGGTTGGATGTCCAGGGGTCTTCTGTGGCTTGTTGCAAGCCATCTTGTCCTTCGCAATTTTGGCTGCACCTGCAGCCTTACGGTGTTTATCAGACATCAAGTGAACCCTTTAAAGAGTGAAGTGAACTCACCAAGGATCCGTTCACCGGACTTGGATTTATAAGTTTCTTTTTCTTCGTCATCTAACAGTTTAAAATAACTGGATTTTTCTTGGTCTGTTTTAGTCCCCGATTCTGCGGAACCAAAGAGACTGCTTACAGAACCAAGGGCAGTGAAAGGGTCATCACTGGTAAGACCTGCATATGCACCGCCAAGTTGAAGACCTTTCTTCGATGCACCTTGTTCCATCAGTTGCATCTCTTCTTTACTCACATCAGTCATAAATTTGCCGTAAAAATCTTCTTCGCTTCCTTGGTAACCCGCATTTTTAAATGTTTTATAAAGACTAGTGGCGTAAGGAGATGTTGTTGATTTTGCGTCCTCAGGACGTTGGATGTAATCCACACCTACTTTTTTCTGTGTAGGAGTAACCCCTTTTTCATTTAAATACTTAATAGCTTCTCGTACGTTGACTGCATTATTAGTTCTAAACTGATCAGCAATATATTGCTTGACTTCATTAACGCCCATTCCCTGACCCGCAATACCAAGTGTTCCAAGCATTTTGTCCCACTCATCCTTATTTGTTTCTGGGCTTACACCTTCAATAACGCTGTCTGCAAATTCTTCTGGTGTTACAAACTGCAAGAAATTAACATCTACAAGATCAATATCTTTTGAAGCAACTTCTGGGATAATTTTTGTATTGATGTAATCGGTTGCGTCTTTAAGAGTAATAATATCTTTCGCTGGATCAAAACCTTTGGCGGCACCAACTACTTGATAATGCAACTTTGCAAATTGATTTTTATCATTCGGATCTAATCCATAGTGATAAGCCCATTGGTTCCAAGTCCAATCAGTACCTGGCGCTTTAGTTTCACCATTACGTTTTGCTGTCTCCCAGTCATTAGCAACTTGATTTACCTGTTCTTGATACCTTGCAACCTTTGGATCGTCTGACGTGAAGTTGCCAGTTGGGTTCATGTAAAAGGCTGCGTCAAAGTTTAAAGGCGCTGTGCTATAGACATTATCTAAGTAAGCTTGTGCCCTAAGAGCCGCAACATTTTTTAATTTGGCAAGAGACTTTTGTACATCAAAAATATTTTTATCTTGTTGTTGTACTTGAATTGTACTGATGAACTCACTCATTGATTTGGAGTTATCAAATCGAGGTTTTAGGTAGTCATCAATGTATCGCTTTGCAAAGTCCGCAGTAAGTGTATAAGTTTTATTTGGATCAGTCGGGTCCTGAACGGTAATTCCTTTTTCGTAGTTACCAGCAAGTTGTTCATCAAACCACTTTTGCCAGTTATAAGAAACTCCATTAAAAGTTGGAACTCCAGTTGCCTTGGAGAGACTTTGTTCTAAACTTTCTCTTGCTTTTTCTGGGTTGGCTACAAAACCAAGGATGCCGCCAATGCCGCTGTCACCAAGCAATGAGTTGGTAATTGTTTCATTGATGGTCATTACCTCATTGAAACCTTCTAATCCCTTATAAAATTCAAGATCTCTTTCTTTTGCTTTTGCTTTGATAAGTTCATCGGCAGCTTTCTTGAGTGAATCGCTAGTCAAAGAACCAAATTGTTGCTGGGCTTGTTTATCCTTTGCCGCAAGCTCAGTGCCTACCGTTTTACTAAGAATAGTGTCGCCTTCAATTCCAAGGACTTTGTCTCGATATTGCTGATACTCAGCATCAGTCATTTCCTCTTCGTAATTCTCAGGAAGCTCTGCAAACTTTGCTTCGTTACCGCGATAACCAGCCGCTTTCCCTTGCGTGGTGTAGTGCCAGTGCAGATAACTATCGAAAGAATAACGACCTGTAATATCAAGATCAGGAAGCAAATATGCATTTCCGTCTTCATCCCGATAGCCTGTATCTACAGC